GCGCCTACCGGGAGCGTTTCTGGGTTAGCCAGGGGGTTCCCCCACCCCCCCCTCGGCGTTTCCGCAGGTCAAGCTAACTCGCCATTCGCCGGGGTGACCAGCCCACACGGTCGCTCTTGACCGAGTTGCACAGGAAGCACGCGCACCGGCAGTTCGCGGGCTCGTGCGACCCACCTCGACTCAATGGCAGGACGTGGTCGATGGTCGGCGCCCTCGGGTGTGGCACCTGCTGCGTGGGGTCCGTCATTTCGCCGCAGAGGTGGCAGCGGTAGCCGTCACGCTCAAAGATCTCCCGGCGGCGCACTCTGGACGACGTTGTCGCTCCGGCCTCACGAGCGCGCCTGCGTTCGCTATGAGCGCGCTGGGCGCATCGATTCGAGCAGTACCGTGCGCGTGCTCCTGCCACGAACCATTCGCCACAACTCGCGCACAACCCAGACGTCCACGTCCTATGCGTCGCACGTACGACACCATCGCCCGTGTAGAGCACGGGCAGTCTGCGCTGGATGGACGACTGTCGGTTCGCTTCATGCGCTGCCCGATTCCTGACGGCGAACTGGCACTCGACCGAGCACAACGCCTGACCCTTGCGCTTGGCATCGAATGTCCGCCCACAAACCCCGCACGTCTCGGGGTAGCTGCGCATCCTGCGCTTCTCTCGCCACGCGCCGTGCTCTTCGCGGTAGCGCTTGTCTCGATCGAGTTGAAGCTTCGAGCGCCTGGCGCGCTTACAGTAGTCCGAGCAAGTGAGTCGCGGTCGTCCGCGTCTCGCTGGCCGCACAAAGTCAGACCCGCACTGCTCGCAGACTGCTGTCATCTATCTCTCCAGGAATTGCGAGCAGCCCCGCACCTGGAGATACGGGGCTGCTCTCACCTCGGGGATCAGCCGAGGCTGGTTCTATCTATCTAGCCGCGCGGCTTGTGGCCTTGTGCGCGATGTCCTTCGCGGGAGGACTTACGGTTGTGGCAGTGCCAGCAGGCGGCCCGGCCATTGGCAAGGCTGAGTTCGTCGCCACCGAAAGCGACTGGGTGAATATGGTCCGCCGTGTCTGCTCCGCCCGTGCATCCGGGGAGCTGGATCATGCAGCGACCGTCGCGCTCTCGCACAGCTTTGGACCAAGCTTTGTGTGCCGCAGTGGTTGTGCGCCGAGCACCATTGCCCCATCGGTGTGTGGTGTGTTGGGGGCATGTGCCGGTTGTGGTGAGTGTGGTGCAGCCTGCGTGTCGGCAGACTTTGGGTGCTCGTGGCATCAGATTGGTTGGGTGTCGGTGGTCCAGGTGTCTCGTCCGCCGTGTTGCCATGCGACGCGTCCTGGTGGTCGTGGTTGGTTGTCGTTTCTGGCTGCGATGACTGGTGGTGTGTCTGCGTGGTCGACGAGGCTGGGCCATGTGTAGGCGATGGTGTGGCTTTGGTGGCGTGCCCATGCGCTGATTGCTTCGTCGATGGGTTTGCCGTTGGGCAGGTTGTTGAGCATGTTCGGCACGAGGGCGGCGTGTATGGCGATTCCGACTGCGTGGAGTAGTCGTCGGCAGGTGAGCCAGTGTGCTGTGGTGTCAGCGGCTTTGGCGATGCGTTGTTGGTATTCTCGGGGTCGTTCTCGCCCGAGGTAGAGGCTGACCACTGGGCTGGGTGCCACTGCTAGCGCTGCGTCGAGCTGGTCGCGGAAGTTGTTGCACGGTATGGCGTCGTCTTCGAGGACCACGAGCCAGTCTGTGTTGTGGCGGGTGAGGTGTTGCCACACTTTGCGGTGGTTGGTTTCGCATCCGAGTGTGCCGTTGTCGATGCTCATGTATGCGGCGCCTACGGTTTCCATGAGTTGGTGGGCTTGTTCTGCGCGTGTGGTGTGGGCGACGATGCCGATGGTGAACGAGGTCATTGCCCGCTGGCTGTGTGTTCTTTCAGGAAGGTGTCGACAAGTTCGGCGTGGCTGCGCTTGTCGCTGGATGCGACGTCTCCGACGATGAGGTGCTGGTCGGCGTCGAGCCATTCGCTGTACTGAAAGATCAGCTCCCGCACGGAATCCATAGCGGAGATCATGTCTGGGGTTACGGCGACGGTGATGGTAGATGCTGCTTCGGCCATGACTGTTCCTCTCATCGACCGGCGGTTAGTGCCCGGATTTGTTCGGGTGTTGTTGCCTGTAGGTACCGTTCGAAGCGTTGCTTGTTGCGTTCGGTTGCGGCTTTGTCTGCGGCCGTGAGGTGTGTGCCTCCGCCGCCGGACAGGTGATACAGGTGGAAGCCGGGGCCGTCAACGAAGCGGGTTGGTCCGCAGCAGACACGGAACGCTAGCTCCATGGCATCGTCGTCGTACCAGGCGCCTTCAAAGACTTCATCGTATTGGCCGATTAGGTTCAGGCTTTCGCGGGACACGATGTTGACGGCGCCGATGGATTGGCGGTCCCTGCGGATCTGGTGGGCGTCGGCTGCTGCGGGTTCGAGTCGGTGTTCTCGGACGGCGATCGAGTCTTGTTCGGTGATGGCCATGAACCGGGAGAACGGCACCACCAAACCCGGGGCAGAGACAGCGAGTTTGATGCCCTGTTCGATCTGGGGGAATGGGACGATCAGGTCGCTTTCGGTGAACACCAGAACATCAGCGGTGGTTTGGGTGGCGGCGCGGTTGTAGGCGGCGCTGCGGTTGAACTGGGCGTCTCCGGTTCGTCCGTCGTCGACGACGAGGACTTGTTGTCCGCAGGTGTTCCAGTGTTCGGTGACGCGTTTCAGGTTCGCCGGCCGGCGTGGATCCTTACCGCGGTCCCGGAAAGGGATGATGAAGGCGACTGTGGTCATGTCAGTCGGATACTCCATTGCTCAGGTCCGTGTCCCAACACTGTCCAGGTCCATCCGGTTTGGGTCACGAACTCTCGGAAAGCTTTCTGCTCGTGGGCGTTCTCGGCGGCGCCGGGGAAGCCGTGCCATTCGTCGAACACGAGAATGCAGCCGGGACGTAGGTGTGGCTGCAGGTGGTTCAGCACGGTTTTGGTGCTGGAGTACAGATCGCAGTCGATGTGCACGAGGCCGATGAGTTCGGGGAACTCGAACCCGGGAAGGGTTTCGTCGAACCATCCGGGGATGAGTGTGGCGTTCGGCACGTCTGGAGGTTCGCAAGCGAACATGCCCTTGTCGAATCCGTCGCGCCACTTTTCCGGTAGACCTTGGAACGAGTCGAACCCGATGACCGGCATGTGTTCGGCGATCATTCGGAGTGTTTTGCCTGTTCCTACGCCGAATTCTAGGGCGGTGCCGGTGGGGTTCAGGCTGAGGGCGTGCTGCAGGGTGGAGGTCATGTCTCGCCCGAGGCGGCGACCCAGGTTGTAGTCCTGCTTGGGTTGGGATTCGAGCCATTGCCGGTAGGCGTTGGGGCTGTGTTCTGCGGCGTATTGGCGGGCCACTGATGTGGCGGGGACGTCGCAGTAGAAGTAGAGGGTGTCGTTGATGACGTGGTCTGTTTTGGCGACTGTGAGGAGTCGTTGAGCCCAGTCTGCGTCTTCTCCGTAGGAGGATTCCACGAACGGCAGGGCGATTGCGATGTCTCGGCGGACGGCGCTGGTGTGGCGGGGGCTGTTGAGTTTTCGGCGGTGATCGTCGGTGTAGTGGATTGACTGTTTCACCGTCCACTGCTTCACACCGTTGAGTCGGTATTCCAGGGGGAACGTCAATACGTCTGCGCCGCTGTTGGTGGCGTCGAGGAGCGCGGACACGTAGTTGTCGGCAACCTCGTCGTCGTCGTCGACGAAGATGGTGTAACGCCCGGATGCCATGCGCACCAGGTGGTTGCGTTTCGTGCCGATGCTCATGGAGCGGGTGTCGGTGAGGACGAGAACTTCGACGCGGCTGGGGTCGTCCAGTTTGGTGATCTGGTCGTAGATTTGCCGCTGGATTTTGATGGCGAAGTTGTCGTGTCGTTCTGCGACGGAGCAGATGAGGATTGACAGGTCTGGGTTCATTCGTCGGCGTCGCATTCTTGGGCTCAGTTCGTCACTCGTACCATTCGCCGCAGTCTGGGCAGTCGGCGTCGCCGCAGTAGCAGATGTTGCGGTCTGTGGTTCGTCCGGTTTTGCGTTCGCGGTGCCGGTTTCGGTGTGGTTGGGCGGCGTTTGATCGGCGTAGTTCGAGTCGGGCGCGGGCGGCGTCATCCATTGGTGCAGTCCAGCATCCAGCCGTTCTTGCGTGTGGTCACGCGGATTGTGGTGTCCTCGTGTTTCGCCCCGGCCATCGCGAGTGTCGCCGTTTTCGCGAGTGTGGTCATGATGAGAAGCATCCATGGTTCGTTGGGTCCAGCTTTCTGGACCTCTTGAAGAACATCGGGTGGCGTGGTGGTCCACTGGCCGGGGTCGGCGTGCATGAGCACTTTCCCGTCAACTTCGATGTGGATCACTGTTCGACCGCTTTCCGCAAGGCTCGTTTGGGAACGATGACGTCGTTGCTTGTTTTGTCGATGGTGATCGACAGCACGGGCGGGGCTGTGGGTGTGGTTCGGATGTTGATGACGCGGTGCCCGGTCGGTGCGTCGGCCGCTTTCTGGCGCAGCTGTTCTGCTTCTTCGCGTGTGAGGATCACATAGTTTTGTGTGATCGCCGCGGCGAGTGCTTCCGCGACCAGTTTCGGGGTATCGAGGTGCGGTAGACCTGATTCTTCAGCGAACTGGCCGGCGAGTTCCGGGGGGACACTGATAGGCCGTAGTCCCGGCAGGAGGATCGGGAAGGGTTTGGTGTTTTCGTCGCCGGGGTGAACCAGGTTGTTCAGCGTGCGGTTAAGGAAGTCCGTGAGGTCTGTGAGGCTGCTCATTTGGGATATTCGCCTGCGAGGCCGTCGCTGATTCTGTCAGCCCACCCTTCGCCACCGATTGTGCCGGCGCCGTCCTGCAAGTTGATACGCCACGACTCGGGGTCGATATCGTTCGGGAGGCGGCAAGCCTTGCTGCACGCCGAGAAACGAACCTTGCTGCAAGGGTCGGGGCACAAGCGGAGGTGTTTGAGCGGCATCAGTCCGCCGCCTCGTACGTGGCTTCGAAGATGTCCGGCTTGCACGGGTAAAACTCGCCCTGAACGCCACGAATGACGTAGTCGCCGCAGCTCGCGCGCATCGTTCCTTCAAGCGTGGGTATCGCGATAGATACGTTCGCATCGGTCGGGTCAGACGGTTTGGGATCGAAGTCCGCTCGCCCGCCGCACCATGCGGCGATCTGCTCGGCACTGTTCATTGAACCGGTGAATCGCATCGCTTCGATGACGAGGGGTTTCTTGCGGAACTTCTGGGGATCCATGCTGGCAACTACTCCTTCACCCGTCCGGACGCGAAACCGGCCTTGCCGTAGTCCGGCTCGCTGATGGTGATCTTGGGCGGGTAGACCTTGTGCGCGAGCCGGATCAGCGCACCGGCGATTGCGCGCCTCACCCGAACCACCAGCACAACACGAACGCCCCGGCCAGCAGCGGCGCGGCGAGCCACCACAGCTGCAGCATGGCTGCGACGGCGGCCCCGAGTCCCGCGAGCAGGCCGAGGCCGAATCCCCAGTCGGTGCGCTCCAGCTCGTCGGCGATACGCGTAGCGCGCCGCGGCGGGGTGAGTGTTTCCCACATGTCGGCAGCGGCGAGTTCGGCAACCTGGCTTGCGTAGCGGATCGAGCGGTCAACGGCGGCGTTCGGTTTGGCATCGGGCGGCAGGTGCGGTTCACCGCGAAAACGTCGGGTCATGGCCGGTTTCTCCTGGGCTGGTTGAGTATGCGTTCAGCGGCGGCGATGATGTCCGGGTTGCCTGCCTGCCGTGCGAGTTTCAGGTTGAGGTGCGCGCCTTGGATGCGTTCGGTGAGCGTGCGGGGTGCGGGGAAGGTGCTCATGGTTGGCCTCCCCGGGAATGAATAAAAGCCCGAACCTGTGGAGGTCTTCGGGCTTTGGGCACACTTCACTTGCCGACCCAATGATGGCATATGAATCTGCATGTCGCAAGCAAGCTAGGGGATGTGGGGGGGTTGGCGTGTCTCATTCGAGGACTCCTGCGGGTAGTTCGTAGCCCAGAACGTTGGCGAGGTGCTGGAACAGTTGCGGTCCCCATTCGTGGTGGCAGTTTTGGCAGACGCATCCTGATGGGCCGATTTGGAGTGCGGGTTGCCGGACGGTTTCGCCGGCTGAGTTCTTCCGGTACACGATGGCGGTGTCGCAGGCTGGGCACGGGTTTGGGAGTGACCATTTCGGTGGCGGGTTGAGCATCGTTTTGATGGATTCGCACCAGGCTTCGATCCTTCCGGAGATTTGTTCGATGCCGTGGGCGTCTTGGGGCCGCCATGGGCGTCGTTCCAATAGTTGGAGGCGTAGCACCGTTAGTGGTGTGTGTTCGCGGGTGAGGTCGCGTTGTGGAACGGGGTATGGGGGTCCGAACACCCAGTAGCTTGAGGGTTCCCATGCTGCGACGGTGGCGTCGATTTCGGTTTTGAGTTCGACGGCATCGATGCAGAGGGGTGGTGAGGATTGCGGAATGCGGGAGGCGTTGCCTTGGGAGCCGGGGATTTCTTCGGTGAGTTGGTCGTAGAGGGAGTCGCGCCATCTGGTGGCACCTTCGGTGTATTCGGGTTTTGGGTCGATGAGCGCGGAGATGGCGTTTCCGAGTCTGGTTTTGGCGGCGGGGAGGTTGCCATCCTCTGCTGGTTGGGTCATAGGGTTTCCTGAAGTTCGTCGGGTGTCCACATGTTCAAGCAGTTGAGGCATTTCACCAATCCGTCGTATTCGAGTGCGAGCAGGATCATTTCGCAGGAGGGGCATCGTTCGCCGGGGATGAGCCTGGGGATTCGGGAGATCTGTTCTTCGATCTCGTCCATGCGTTTTTCGCGGTCTTCAACAGTCGGAGCGTCGCTTGTGATGGCGTCCGGGGCCTGGAATTTATTGGCGTCGGGACTGATTGGTCGTCGGGATATTGACTTGGGTCGAAGCTCTCCCTTGTTGTGGACTACGTGCGCGACGTTGTATCGCGGCATCTCCGATTGAATCGCTGCTACCTCTGCGGTTTCGAGCTCAGCGCGGGTGGCGAAGTGTTGCATCGTGGAGCGGGCGACTGATTTGAACCATGCTTTGTCGGCGTGGTGTTGGTTGAATCGGCTTCTCGGGTTGTTTGTGATTCCGATGTAGAGAAGATCGTCTTCCGCGTTGTAGAAGCGGTAAAGAATATGAGGTTTGTCGCTCATGGGCACCTCCAAGATTCGGATTTTACCTTGGTGTTCAGCGTTTGTTGGGGTTCATGTGTTTGGGTTTGGTGGGTGTTTCCACATGGGCGTCGGTATCGATCGGCTTGGTCACTTCTCAGGACCTCCTAGCTTCGTTGGGTTCAGACTGCACAACCGACCCGACATCGACCGGTATCCACTCGCCGTCAACGAACTCCTCGATGCGCATCGAGTCATGCCCCGGAAGTCCGGTGAGGTGCTTGTCACTGAGCGCTTTGTGCGCCTGGACGTCTTCGATCGTGTCGAAGTACATCGGGAGGGCGTATCGGTCGCCGAGTGTTGATGCGTACCGGTAGCGGAGGCTCATTTGTGGTGTCCTTTGCAGTCGGTGGAATGCTCGATGCGGGGCTGGAAACACACCGGACAAACAGGGCTCTCGTGGATGAACCGAGCCTGGGCGGCGAGGATCACGGACAAGGTCACGGTTGGTCCTTTTCGGCTAGTAGTTGGGCGATAGCGATCAGGGCGTGGACCTGAGCTGCCTGGTAATCCCCCGCGGCAGCTTCGTCTTTGGCCCGGTCAATGTGATCGGCGGGGGTGACGATCTTGCGGCCGTTCAAAACGGCGGAGCCCAGGCGTCGATGAGGACGTCGAACGCGGCGTTCGCCATACGCCGCCACGGATCCTTTTCCGTCTCGGTCAGGGTGTTCCACGGGAAGATGCGCCCGGAGGATGTTTCCCCGCGGATCGCTTCGGCGACTTTCTCGATCAGGGCGTCACGCTCAGGGGTGCTCATGGTTGGCCTTCCTTGTGGTGCTCGTTGAGCCTCGTGCCTACAAACCACAGGTCACGCTTATAGATGCGGTGGTAGACGCGGTATTCGCGGGGCCTACCGTCGTCGCACGGAATCATCTCCATGGGTGCTGCCGCGCTGCTCGTGGTCCACCACAGATCCCATTCATGGATCATCGGGCGGTAGCGGCCGATCAACTGCCACGCGAACAGCGGTCCGTCTGCGAGGCAGATGTAGGGCGGTTTCCATAGCCGGTCCGAGGAGAGTGATCCTGGTCGTAGGCCGTATCGGTTGATCTGTCCGCGGCGGGATTTGGGTGCCCAGTGGTACAGAGCGAAGCTGTCATCGCTCATGGTTTTCCTTTCGTGAGCCATTCCGCCCACCCCTGATCCACCACGGGCCGTGGGGGTGTGGTGTCCGGGATGATGTGAATATCCGTATGCCCCGACCGACGCTGATGAGCATCAGCCTTGTCCCTGCCGCAGTCTTCGCACGGCTGGTCCCAGACACGGTTGCACTCCCGGCAATGAACCTGAATCACGCGATCGCCTCCCGCATGCAGTCGGTGCACCGCGTCAACCCACACATCGGGAATGCAGCATTGGTGGTCCAACCCAACGTCTTTCCGCACCTATCGCAGTCCAAGACATAGAACCGGTCGCTCATGCCTCGCTCCATCCCGACACCCAGCGGGCAGCTGTGCGGTCACCGATCCATCCAGGCGGGAGAATCCACCCCTCGCGGGCGGGAACAGTTTCACGGGTGAGTCCTCCGAGGGCTTTATCAACCTCAGAAGCCACATGCGCGGTGTGCACGCCGTCGCCTTCCTCCGACCACCCGCAGATGCAGTACTCGACACGGTGCTCGCCGAGGAACCCCCTGTCTGCACCGTCGTACGTGTGCGCATCGATCACCTCGATCATGAGGTTTTGGGCTTCGCTGCTCACGCTTCCTCCAAAGAGTCTGTAGGGATGTAGAGCACGCGGGCGGGAAGGAAGTCGATAAGGCCCCCTGGAAGGCTCTCGTCTTGGTCATCGTTGGCCCAATACCAGGTACCCCTACTCGTCTTCTGCAGGGTTCCTCCGTCGTGGGTGAGAATTACGTTATCTGGGGTCATCGTCAGCTGTATCCGCTTGTGCCTTGTTGGGCGAGGTGTCGTAATCGAAAACAACCAACATGTCGGTGTTTCCACTTAGGACGGGGCAATCCTCAGGTGGGTGTACCACCAGGCAGGCAGGACACGAGTGATCCTCAGTGAACGGTCCGTAGTGTTTGGTTGGGATCAAAGCGAAGGTCGACGCCTCATCCTGCGGCCTGGTACGAATCCACCCGCCGTAGTCATAGTGCCACCGGGCGTTGAACCTATCGCGCCAAGCACGATCGCGGTGTTCAGGGCTCAAGTGCTGGACGTCTGATCCATGCTCTGTGGTCGGCATAGTCGTCATCTCCCTACGAGTGTCGGTAATCGGAAACATGTGTGCGCTGTCAGATCGGCTGCCTACCTGGAGAAACGGCGACGATCATCGAATCAACCCCTGATAATCTCAGGAATCCTCTGGGAGCCATTCGAGATCAGCAGTAGTCTCAACCCCCCTGGGGCGAAGACGCTCAACCTCGGCTACCAATTCGGCGAGCAGCCGGTAGGACCGGCCCGGTGCGACCGCGACCCGAGACCCCTTCGCCACTTCGTAGTCGACCAGCGCAGCCTTGGCGCGCTCAACAACATCACTCATCAGGTATCTCCATCCAGTGGGTAACGAATCGGGTTGCAGGCTCTGGCACGCCCAGCTCGAAGATGCTCTCGATTACGCGGGTCTCCCGCCTGAGTCCTCCGAGGGCTTCATCGATCTTGGCGCTGGCGTGGGTGACGCATTCTTCAAAGGTGGCATCCACAACCCCATCGCACCAGCAGCTCCACGAGCCCCTCCCGGGCACTGTGCCGTTGATGTGGCCGCGTTCATCGAACACCGGGTAGTGCTCCGTCATCGTGTCGGAGATGAGCTCGCGGGCATCCTTACTCATGGAAACCTCCCGATGGTTGCGACGATGGTGGGCGGTCGCTCATGCTTCCTCCCCTGCAGCCACAACCGCAGCAGCAGCGAGAAGAGCGGCAGCGAATTCGCGCGCCTCACTGACGGAGTATTCGATATCGATGTCTTCATCCTTGATCCAGGGCGGGCAGCATTCACAGTCGGCCCCGCGCCCGAAGCTGATGTGGCGAGCACGTATCTCCGCTTCGTCGGGTAGTTGGATTACCGCCACACCCGGAAGAGACGCGAGTGCGTCGAGGGTCACATCGAGCGCGGCTTCTGCGAGGGCTCTGTAGCCGAGAAATCCACCTCCCGATTGGTGCTCAGCCTCCTGCAAAGCAGCAGCAGCCCTGCTGAGGATGCTGGCCCGCTGGGCTTCTGTGAGTACAGCACGCAACTCGGGGTTGTTCATTCGTCGCCTTTCGGTTCTCGGTTTCTGTCTGTGAGCCGCCCGAAGTGGATGACCCGTCCGGGCAGCGGCTTCCCCGGACGAATCGTGTTGCTACAGGGTTTGCCTTTGGGGGCTTTGCAGATGTCACACGACCTGCACGACACCGACTCCAGGACACGCGGATCATCTGGGCTCGAAACGAACATGGTCATGTCAGGTACTCCATGCGCCACGTCGGATGTACACGAGTGCGCCAGTCCCATGGATCACCATCCAGGTGAAGCATCAGGTACGGGCCGTCCACACTCACGATGCGTCCGGGTCGTCCATCGAAGATGACTCGCATTCCACGCTTCGCCGGGACACCGTAGTTTGACCGGATCCAGTCGAATCCGCCTTTTCGCTGCGCCATCAATTGTCTCCTGGTGTTGATTGCGGGGGCTGTACGCCACGTGGAGCGACTTTCGGGGCAGGGTTGGTGTCAGTGCCCCGGGAACCCGCAGAACGGGCGTCAGCGATCCTGTGCGAATGAGCCGGAAACGCCTCCAACACCTTCAACACACGCCCCTTCCCATCCCGCACCACACACGGCTCACCTACCCCAGCGCGACAATCCCGGCACCGCACCCGCAACGCCTCCACATGAACCGTCGTCCCACGCCAGTCCTTCACAGCGCCACACCCAAACCAGCCGGCGGTTCTTCATGGAAGACGCAGCGGACCATGCCTTCTGGGGTTTCGATCAGCCCGTTGGCATCGCACTCAGTGCAGGCTTCACGAGCAGACTTGATGGCCCGCCTCAACGTCAGCTCATCCCGTTTCCTTGCGGCTGCCCATGCGTCGTGTGCCCGACGCGCGTCAGCGCAGTCGCGGCACTTCGGTGGGTTCGGGTGATTGATATGGGCGGGGCAACGTGATGGGGGCTCCTGGTGACCTTCCGTACTTACGTAACCCCCTAAGGAGTTGGAGAAGGAGAAAGGAGCAGGAGTAGGAGTAGCCCCGGGGTTAGACGGGGGGTTAACCCCATCCCCCTGCTTAACCATTGGACCGGGGGTTAGACCGGGGGTTAGCGGAGGGGTTGGACTAGGGGTTGAACCGGGGGTAAACGGCTCCAACGTGGCCGGATCAATCGCCTTCTGAGACAGCAGTTCCTTGACTGCATCCCGCTGCCACCCAGCCGACACGATCACATCACTGTTGGCTTTCGCGTCAGCCTCATTGCGGGCCTTGATCTTCTGTACCTCATGCACCACAACCCCGCGCAATGTCCTCGACGCCAACGCTGCCCGCGCGTTAGCCATCGACACAGCCATGTTCGGTTTCCTCCACAGGCCGTCGTGCTTGATCCACGACCTCAGAAGAAACTCGTCGGTGTTGGTGTCGATGATCAGGAACAGATCGCGGGACAACTCTGCGGCGGCCGCCTCGACGGCCTGAACTGTCCAACCGTTGGCCATCGCGGCGATTCGGCCGGCGTGCCACTCCCCCGAACCGCAATAGGACAGTTGCGGGCTCGTCCACAGCACGAAGTACAGATGTTGGGCTGGCGGGGTGAGATCTAACCAGTCATCATCACCCCAGATAGCGAGGTTGATTTCCGAGTGGTCCTTGCCAGTGGCTTTCCTTCCCATCAGGAATCACCTCCAGGAATGACTTGCAGCCGATCCCTCTGGACCTGTCGTTGCGCCTCACGGGCTCGCCCCGATCGGTGCTCGACGTGGTCACACACCGACTTTCCTCGGTATCCGGCGTGGTCGCAGAGACCGCAGGCGTAGATGGCATCCCACCGTGCCCGACGAGCCTCAGCCTCCCGATCGCGGACCACATTGGATCGCCCGAACAGTCCGCCGAAAACGTGACCGGTTGGTTCTGGGGAGAAGAGATCGGACAGAGAGGATGAAGGCTCCGGTTCCGGTTTCGGATTCGGTTCCGCGAAGGGATCCTGGATCACCTTTGGTTTCGCCCGAACAACGTTGTGCAAAGGGTGCTCAACCTGGATGGCGCGGCGTTCAGCGTTCTCCAACTCCTCACGGGTGTTGTAGTTCTCGATGCTGATTCCAGCAACGTGGTCCCACCAGTCTTTCGAGTCCCGGTGAGCTTTGAAACGTTGCGGCGGGTTCATCGTGATACCCACGTACAGCAGCTGCCCTGTCGCGCTGTAGAAGCGATACAAAACGTGGGCCACTAGTCCTCCTCTCCGTCTTTTGTGCCTTCCCATCCTGGGCACAAGCAAGCCGTGTAAACACTCATGTCATCAGGGTCGATACCCATACGGACTCGGCATTCAGGTGTGTGGGTGGAGCGGGGATGATCACACAACAAGCAATCACTCACGAGGCCGCCTCTTCCGGGATGTGTGCCCTGTGATCAGCGAGCGCGTGGTGCCGGCGGATGAACGCCTCAGCTTCGTCCGTGCTGTTGAACTCAGCGGACACCGGGCGGCCTTGGGTGCGGGCGCATTCCGCGCAGACGACGGTGATCATGGGACCTGCCAGTTGATGGTGTCTCCTTGCTGGAGAACCTGTTCCAGGTATTTGACGGCGGTGACGGTGGAGTTGAAGCATTTCGGTGGTTCGGTTCCACCGGTGACGATGTAATGGGGCCACGTCCCAGAAACCGTGTACATCACCGCCGCAACCAATCCCGGATGTTTTCCTGCACACGCTCGCCGTCGCGGTTGTAGTAGCGGAACACGATCGAGCTGAATACTTCTCGGATGAACATTCGGGCTGCACGTTTGGCGTCGGACCTCCTGTTGTACATCTCCGATGTGAGGATGATCTGTCCGTTTGGGCGGGACACAGTCCACCAGAACGTGCACTTGCTGAGGGTTTCCCACTGGTCTACGTAGAAGTGCGGTCGGTTGCTCATCGGTTCTCCTGTGTTGGTTGTGGTTTCGGTGGTGCGGATGGTCGTGGATGCCCCCACGCGGAACGGTGGCAGTGACGCTGCTGGCGGAACCACAACATCGACTCGGCGGTCATGACGCGTCATCCAAAGCGTCCAAAAGTGTCGGCACCGACATCTCCGCGTCCAACGCGCGCATATTGTCAACCGCAGTGCGCCAATACGACGGCTTCAACTCAATACCGATCGCCCGCCGTCCCAGCTTCACAGCCTGGTACAACTCAGAACCAATACCAGCGAACGGTGTCAACACCAGCTCGCCAGGATTCGACCACAACCGCACGCACCGCTCGACGAAACCAAGCTGGAGAGGGCAAATGTGACGCTCATCCGCGGACTCCTTCGCAACCTTCGTGTTCAGAGTGTCCGTTTCACGAATCCCGTACCAGACCGGGCAAATATGCCCATCATCGCTGAGCCATCCCCCGTCGTGGTGATCAGTCCAGATCGGAGATGCCCACTCGATCCACTCATCATTCGTGACATCATTCTTAATCGGCACCGCATTATCGCCAGGCTTACGGAACAGCAACAGGTAATCCGCAAGGGCAGGGCGTGTAGCCGCACTGTCACGGTTCTTCGTCGCGAACGCCAAAGCATGCGAACGAGTCCTAATCGACTGGGCCTGTGGATCTTTCCACACCGTCACCTCACCGTTGAAATACCAGCCCGCGTTCTGGAACGCGGCGATAACTTGCCCACGGAAGTCAGTCATGCCCATGTAGCCGTCAGTTGCCTTCGTTGTGGTCAACTGCTGAACGTGGATGCACGCCAACCGGCCAGGCTTCGTGACCCGCAACTGCTCCCGAATGATGAATCCGTAATGTTCGAAGAACTCTCGGCGGCTGGCACTGTTCCCCAGGTCGCGCACCGACGGACTGTAGGTGAACAAACTGGCGAACGGAGGTGAGCAGACCGACAAGTCGACTGTCTCACTTTCAATTTCGGATAACCGTTCGCAACTGTCCCCCAGCAGGAGTGTCCAGTTCTGTCCGTGTTCTTCACCGGTGATGTAGTCGGTCATTCCTATTTACCTCTCACTCTTCTCATCTCTTCGACCAGCGCGCGTGTGATATCGCCGGCTTGCTGTTCTTTGCGTGCGACATTCGCCGCGATCTGTGATTCCAGTTCTGAAACGATGACGTGCGCATACACAACCTTGGTTTGCCCATACCGGTAGCAGCGCCGGATCGCCTGGTAGTACTGCTCGTAACTGTCACCCATCCCGACGAACGCCATGCGGTGGCAGTGCTGGTAGTTCAGGCCCTGCGAAGCGATGCTCGGCTTCGTTACCAGGACCTCGAACTGGCCGTCTGCGAACCCCAGTAGGAGCTGCGCTTTCTCGTCCGGGTCCAGTGACCCGTGAACGTTGACCGAACCTGGTACCGCCGCTGCCAGCGCCTCGGCTTCAGAGTTCAATCCGCACCACAGTATCCACGGGCCAGGGTTGTTAGCGACCAGCTTCGCGGCGCGATCAACCCTGGCCTGCAACGTCTTGCGACGCAACTCTGCGCGGCCTGTCACACCTCCGATGTCGGTGGCGAACAGTTGCCCCTCAACTTCGATGTCGGCGTGGACGATCTCGGGAATGACCTCCAGCCCGGGAAGTATGTAGCCAGTGTCATCTCCCCCAACATCGGATGGCTTCGTCAGTGCGACAGCCCATTGCGCCATCCACTCGATCATCGGTTGACGGGCGTGCCCTTTAAGTCTCCACCCGTCGGAATCGTGAATGAAGTAGGCGGCCAGCATGTGAGTTCTGGACATCCGCCCGAGCCATTCAGCTTGGTTGGTCAGTTCTTCGGGATCGTTCGGCGCCGGGGTAGCCGAGCAAGCAAGCCGGTGTGGAATATGGGCGGCCCAATCGATAAGCATTGTCCGGGTTTTCCCATCCGACTGTTTGAGGATGCTTGACTCGTCTAGCACCACGGCATCGAACATGTCTGGTGAGAAGTTGTGCAGCCGTTCGTAGTTGGTGACGATGATCTGCGCGCGGCGGAACATGTCGGGGTCGGGCTCGGCGACGTACTCGGCGGTCACATCCAGCTTGTTGGCCTCGCGGACGGTTTGTGCGCATACGGCCAGTGGCGCGACGATCAGCGGGAGGTCACCAGACAGCCGTGCCCACTCCAACTGCATAACTGTTTTCCCCATGCCTGTGTCAGCCCACAGCGCCGCCCGCGATGTGCGAACTGCCCACCTGACCAGATCGTTTTGCCAGTCGTGCAGCATGGGGTGTACGTCTGATGCGGGGATTTCACGGCCGGGGATGTCCGCCTGAGCTTTTTTGCGGCTTAAGAACTCGGTGTATGACATGCAATCGGTCGTGCCAAACGGGCAATTGGCGAACGTCACGTGGCCGGTCACTTAGCAGCCTCCACAGGGTTAGGTATCCGGTAGGTGTTTCCGTCGTCGTCGAGCAGCACCCATTGGCCGCGGTACAGGACGGGAGTTTGGATGGGGGATTGGGTTTGACGAACAAGCCAACCGTGCTCGAATGCTTGCGCACGATAGGACTCCGCCCAACGATGACAAGCACCACAAGCCCACAGCCCGTTGGATGCCACGTTGGTGTCTACGCGTCGAGAGCCGCCAAGACCACGGGGCCTGCGATGGTGTGCAGTAGCGTCTGAGGCGTACTCGTTGCAGCGTTCACAACGACCGTGAGCACGCTCCCAGATCAGTTCCTTGACTTCCGGGGGAAACCCCGTAAACCGGCGGCTCATGAGGCGTCCGCCTGCCTGGCTTCCAACTCCTGAGCCCGCGCCGCCAACGCCTCCTGAACAGTCGGCCCATCCGCGGCACCAACATTCAACAACTCACCGGCCTTCGCATCCCGCCACAACCCCGTCAACACATCACGAGACTCAGCAGCCGCAATCAAATCCAGCAGCTCCAGCACCCGGTCCTGAACGGACTCCAACTCCCGCACGTGGGCGGTCTTCGGGTCGCACTTGAGGATGTCGAACACCAGTTGTTCCAGCGTCAGATCGGGGACTCGGCGGGGTTTGTCTTCTCCGGGGATGATGCCGGCGTGGACCGAACGGGCACCGATGATCTGCGGATGCTCACCACGATTGAGTCGCACCCACACGGATGCGTCGAACGCCAAATTCTTCTGCCCCTCAACCTTCCACGTGCGCTGCGAGGTAGGTTTCCCATTCTCCATCGCCACCTGATCCGCTCCGCGAGCGATCATCACGACGATGCCGGGGAACCGCATCAGGACCCGCATGAGTTCCTTGTGGCGGGCGGTGGCGAGGTTCCACAGATCGGTGGTGATCTGAATTTCCGCCTCGGGATCCTTCTCCAGTTTCTTCCGGTTCGACTCACGCCTTCGGGCCTTTGTGTCGACCCACTCTTTGAGGTCGTCCCACTCCGCGGTCATCGAGTCGATCACCAGCACAACGGGTTTCTCCCCGGCGTCGATGGCACGCTGGGCTTCGTCTCGGGCGGCCCGGACTTGCTCCATAATGGAGGTCCAGGTGCCGTCGTGTTCGATGACTTCGTAGCGGGCACCGGGGATTGCCCCGTACTCGTCGGCGGCACCTTCAGCCCAGTCGATCCACAAGGTGCGGCCGACTTTGTCGCTGGAGGACAGGACGGCTGCTGCCCACGATTTGCCGGCTTTCTCACCACCTTCGACGAGGATCAGGGGCCAGGGCACCGCCCCGGTTGGGGGTCGGGTTTTGAGGCTCATTCGGTCACCTCCGCAGCAGCAGCGGCAGCGGCCATCGCGGCGTCCAACGTTTCCTCATACCCCCACGCCAAAACCCGCGCACACGTGTTGTCCTCCACAGACCAACGGAAATCACCAGCCACATCGGACGGATTGATCCACGCGTTGCGCCGATCACCGGGGAGTTCTGCACGCCACCTACCGGGGCCAACAAAACCGGTGAACCATTCCCACGTGAGGGTCTGGGTTTCGGTGCTCATGCTGTCCACCTGTCCGCCAACCGGTCCAACGAACCGATCACCGCATTGATCCGTGACACCGATGTGTTCAAAACTTCGAGGTCCAACTCGATCGCTTCCCGGTCCAGGAACTCGAGTTCTGGCCCTTCATGGAGAAGCTCATAGAGCCTGCACCTAGCATCGTCGGCAGCGGCAGCAGCAGCCTTCGCATCCCCGTAAGCGTTGAGGATGCGCGAATCAACGACTGCATCGCGGGGCGGCGGTGGAGGCGGGGATTCCTCCCACTGTTCCGCCCAGTTCCGCAGCCACTCCCACGTCTCCTGCAGATGCTCAGGGGCATCACCATGAATACGTGCGGCGGTGCGGATGGTGGCCGCAGCGGATTCCATGCGCTGCCAGATCGGCCGCATATCCGCCTGGGATTTCGTATCGATGATCATGTTTCGTCCTTGTCTTGATATTTGGAGCAGTGGCAGCGTTCATGCCCGGCGGGGCCGTGGTAGTTGGTGGCGTCACAACCCGTGTCCCACCGTCCCCGGAACTTGTCCCACTGGTAGCGGTGACGTGACCTGTTGTGTCCACACACGCACATCACGAGGCCTCCAACCAGCGGAACTTCTTGACCAGAGCTCTGAACTCGGCAGCCTGCTTCTTCGACCACCCGTAACCAGGGAAATACTTTTCGACCGTCGTCCGGCTCACACCCAACGTGCGGGCAACCTCCCGATACGGGGCACCGTCATCAAGCAAATATTGGGCGAAATCCTTCTGCTCCTGGCTCAACGGAACAAACTGATCCGGCGACGCCAAACGGGCATCACCAGCCGCCCGAACCCGAACCACCGTCCGAGCCGAACAACCCACAACTTCCCCAATATGCTTGGCGGAACACCCCTCACGAGTCATCAACAGGATCGTCTGCACCTTCTCGGGGGTGAGCCTGTTCCCGTTGCTCATGCCACCTGATCCTCACCGATCGCTTTGAGCAGAGGCCGCCGTTCCCGCTCCGACAACCCCCCGAACACCCCGTAGTTCTCGCGATTCGCCAACGCGAACTCCAAGCATTCGACCCGAACCTCGCACCGGCTGCAGATCCGTTTAGCTGGCTTCGCGCTTCCACCCTTCTCGGGAAAAAACACTTCGGGGTCCACTTCGGCGCACCGTGCCAGGTCACGCCACGCATGCTTGTCCTCCACCGCTGCGGCGAGCATGAACGACAGATTGAGCAGGGTCATGCAACGGACTCCAGTTCTGTGATCCACGCGAACGGGTCCTCAACATCTGGCACACCGGCAAGGGCAGCCATCAACAGTTGAGTGCGTTCGGTTTCCGGGAGGCTTGTCAGATAGGCCCACACGGGCAGGGAGTCACCGCTACGGATACGCCGAGACAACCAGATGACTGTTGCAGCGATACGGGATTCCCAATCCGTCTCCGACAGTGGGCATTCCTGAAACAGCCTGTCTGGGTGGGCTTCCATGTTGCCGTCGGTCGTGACCCACGCGTCCTCCCCGCACACCGGGCAGGATTGCAACTTTGCTGCAGGCAGTTCAGCCCTGTCCCGTTCGATGGTGCGGACCGTGCAGTGCGCCCTGCGCGCCAACTCCACTTCGGGGAGTTTCGGGCGCCGCCGCACCAGCATTCGGCGCTCTTCGGTGTTAAGCCGCATGGGAGTTCCGTTCACGGCGCACTCCACGGCGAACCAATCGATGCTCACGCGCCCCACCTCTGCGCCCGGCGGCACTCATTCGAGCACGTCTTCGCATACGTCCCCATAAACTCGCCGCCGCACTGCGTGCAGATCTTCAGGGACGGTTGTGACCGCAACGCATTCGAGGCGCGCTTCTTGCATTTCCGCGAGCAAAACCTTGCCCTGCGGGTGACCGGCTCGAACACCTCACCGCACTGCAAGCATTCCTTCTCGGTGAACCGTGCCGGTTTCACCGGGGGCAGCTCGCCACGCTTGATGCGGGCACGTTCCTTCTCTGAGAAGCCGCCCCACACGCCGGCCTCGTTGTGTTGCAACGCGAATTTGAGGCATGGCGCTTGGACGGGGCAGGTCCAGCAGATGCGGCGGGCGGCGTCGTTGGTGTAGTGGCCGGATTCGTTGAGGAACCAAATGTCGCCGTCCTTGTGGGTGCAGCGCGCCCGTGAACGCCAGTCGCTGGTGTGGACTTCTGTCAGTTGGATGAACGGTGAGTTCGCCATCACGCCCACCCAGTTCCGCTCAGGTGTTCAGGGCAGAATGCCGCCGTGGCAGCACCCACCACATATCCCGAGTCGTACATGGACAGGTCAGTGTTCTCGTGCACCACGATTGACGCCTCGTACATGGACAGGCCGGTGTCGAGGATGGTGCAGACAGCTTTGCCTGCTTTGATGGCGTCGTTTTTGCTGGTGTAGGGGATGCCTTCGGAGTCGAGTGCCATCACGAAGGCGTCGCTGTTGATGTCGGCTTTCGCTTCGGGTGCGGTCAAACCTGGGCCGATGATGCCTGCGGCGATGAGCAGCGGCATCGTCCACCAATACCGCCAGTTCTTCTCACTGCGCCTCATGCTGCTTCTCCTGTCGTGAGGTAGTCGTGCAACAGTGCGACTACGGCGTCGCCGTTCATCTGCTCCCAGATCGTCGGCTCGTTCTCCCAATGCGCAGGCGGCAGGAACGGGCGGAACCACGACACACTCTCCGTGTGGATCAACACCAACTCCGCCAAATCCTCCAACTCCTTCAAAAGGTCGAGGTCAGCCATCGGCGGGTTGGTGGTGACGGGTAGGTCGGACCAGTTTGTTTGGTGGTGGTCCCACCATGAGGGTTTAGAATCTTGGATTGACATCGGGAATTGTCTCCTTAGTTGTGTGTTTCCGGTGTTAGGGCCGTCGTCCCGCGCAATCGGGGCGGCGGCCCGCCTGCGTCAGCCGTTGATGCGGGCGAGAGCGGCATTGATGTCCGCAGCGTCAATCTCGGTTTCCAGGTCGAGCCCAGCTAGTTCGCGCCACCGTGCTATCGCCTGCCGCGTGAACTCGATAAGTGCGGCGCTCCATGCGGCGCTCTTTGCGGCGCTCTCTGCGGCGCTCCATGCGGCGATCCATGCGGCGCTCTTTGCGGCGCTCTCTGCGGCGCTCTCTGCGGCGCTCTCTGCGGCGCTCTTTGCGGCGCTCTCTGCGGCGCTCCATGCGGCGCTCCATGCGGCGATCCATGCGGCGCTCTCTGCGGCGCTCTCTGCGGCGCTCTCTGCGGCGCTCTCTGCGGCGATCCGTGCGGCGATCCGTGCGGCGATCCGTGCGGCGCTCCATGCGGCGCTCCATGCGGCGCTCCATGCGGCCCACGCAAACGGAACCTCACCCACCGCCGACCGGCGATGCAAGTCCGCGATATCACGAATCGCAGACTTCCCAACCTCGTCCGCGAACCGGACGGCGCCCCACTCTGGGGAGTCCAGCATGTCGGCAATCCACAACGCGTGGACAGCATCCGAAACGCCTGCAGTGCCGACTGTCTTCCAACCCAAGTCGAGAACCAGCACACTGTTCTCGGGTGATAGAAATCCGTCAGGTCCAGCAAGTTGGTCGTTGCACATCTGCACCAGGGCGGCCAGTGGGCGTGCTGAGCATTCGGGGTAGTCGGTGATTTTGGTGTCACCGTTGATGTATGAGATGACGTTCATGGCGCAGCCTTTCCCGGAGCCGGGTTGGTGGCTGCCTTCCGCGAGGCGCAGAGGGTGGGTGATTCGGTCGAGATCAATGGACATCGGGAGTTCCTTTTCTTTGTTTGGATGGGTTGATCTATCTCGGGGTGATGCGGTAGTTCTCCAGCAGTGACTGGGCGACAACGCCGGGGTTCACCCCGGACGCGCCGGGCGCGGTCGTGAAGTAACGCAGATGGCGTTCCAACTCGGCGGCCGTCGCATGCTGTTGCCTCATGGCGGCGAGTTCTTCCGCGGTCGCAGAATCCAGGAACTCCCCCAACTCCATGAACTCGTCATCATCGAGGAATTCGCGGGCGAAGCTGAGGCAGTACTGCTTGGTGGAGTCGATGGCGTCGTGTATCCACTTTGGCGAGTTCGGCCCTACCTGCTTGTGCAGTTCGTCCCAGCCGTTGGAGGGTCCCGGCGCGGGGGGCGGGGGAACCATGCCCGCGCCGGGACCAATGTCACCCACGGGAGTGGATGACGGGTCTGCCGAAACCCGATGCCCGACAGACGGTTCGTGGACTTCTTCCTCAGCCTCCACAGCCACAAGAGAATCCGCATAGTCCAAACCGAAATCACGGCCCAGAGCATTCGACATGGCCTGCCGCTCCAACCTCGCCAACCACGGATCCACCACAGCACCCACCAAGGCGAGCCCGTCATGAATCACGTTGTTAAACAAACGCTCAACAAGATTCACGCTGTCTCCCCTAGCTCTTGTAGCCGGCACCGCAGGCGGGCGTTTTCTTCACGCAACGCCTCCAACTCCGCAGCCTCACGCATCTGCCTCGCGTCGAACTCCGCCAACGCTTTCCACAACCCAGACTGGCGAACCTCACCCGACAGTTGACACACACTCCGATGCTTAGGAGCAGACGTACTCACTTGCCGACCTCCGGGATGTAAAGCACGTGGGCCGGAAGGTCAGGCTCGAATGCATCTGCCGTCATCGCATACCAGCAGCCATCCCACTTGACTTCGGGCACGCCTATAACTGCCTCGACGATCGAACCTTCCGGCAGCGCGTCGAGTTGTTCGACGGTCTCAATCACCCTGGGACGCAGACGCTCAACCTCGTTGCGTAGCTCGACAAGCAGATTGGATTCCGAGATTTCCAGCCCAAGCTTCTCTGCCCGCAGCCGCTCAACCTCGGCGACCAGCTCCCGCACGAGATTGTCGGGATACGCACCCATCTCAACGCCAGCCGCTCTGCAGTACTCGTAGATGTTCAGCGATCTCTTGGCCCGCTCAACCACATCACTCATGCGGACACGTCCAAACTTGCGACATACCTCTGCAACTCAGTACTCACGCGGACCTCGGCTCATAGCTACGCGACTTCATCCACTCATCAACCTCATTCAGGTCAACACGCGCCTCCCGACCGTTACCGATCGGATAAGCCTTCAACCCATCGTTTTTGACCGCTTCCCGTATCAGCACGTCTGATTTCAAGCGGAGGTATGACGCGGCCTCTTTGAACGTGGCCCATCTGGGAGTGCTCATTTCGCATCCTTAGGTTTCGACTGGAACAAAGGCTTCTTCGGCTTCGGGAAATGCTGAATCGGAGGCCTCGGGCGTGAATGAAACGTCATCGCGTCTCCCTCATCGCGTTGCGGATGATGGTCAGCTGGTCGATCAGATCCGTGAGTTCATCGGCATCCAGGAGAACGTCACCCTCGCGGTATCCATCACCGACGTACAAGTAGGCCAATTCGGATCCGTTGTTTTCCCCGAGTCCGACGGTCACACCACCATGGCCTCTCTTGAGGATCTGGCTGGGCTCTGCATAGAAAGAGAAGCTCATGACACGGCCGCCAACGCGAGCTGACCGGTACCACCGAGACGCTTATGCAACTCCGCCAAACCCTTCGGCGTGATCCGCACCGTGGGCTCACCATTCACCCACTCACCACGAGACTCATGCCAAAACGGCTTCGCCACCTTCTCCGCGAGACGACCCGTCTCCAACTGATCGCGGTACGCCTTCCAACGGCCCTGCCGCTTGAAAACCCAACCGATGCTCGACATGTACTGGAACAGAGCGCGTTCCTTGATATTCACCGCCGGGTCGCGGGACAGCACCTTCGACGCATCCGACACCGAGTAGTCACCCGATGCCTCGGCCAACTCATTCCACGCCGACGCAGGAACTGACAACTCCAACGCCTTCGCCTCAGCCAGCTCGGCGCGGGTCTCCGCCTCAACCACCCACTGGGCAAGAGTCTTGCGGTCAGGAAGCGCAATATTCGTATCGACAGCGGAATACCCGCCGGTCTTGCGGATCGACGGCAACACCTCATGCGTCATCCACCGCTTGAACGGCTTCACCTTCGGCGACCGGCTGATCATGAGCAGTGACCACACACCTGCCTCGGTGACCGCGACCATGCGTTGCGGTCCGCCAGGGGTGTCCACGAACAGGTACACCCTTTCGTCGTCGTCCAGTTGGACGATCGCGTCGCGGTACTTCGAAATCCCCGCGGCCTCGCACACGTCCTTGGCAACCCAGTAGGGCTGATCGGTGAACACGTGCCGCACGTTGTGGCCCTCGAACGCGTTCGATGTGGGGACGAGTCCTGGTTGTCCGGTGGTTTTGTCGAACACGGTCTGCTGCACCTCGGGTGTGTGGTGGGTCAGATGCCAGTGCTCACCGCTCGGGCACTGGTAGGCGTAGAGGCGTTCCTTGCGGTTGCCGTGGCCGGCGTACTTCTGTCGCTGCCACCGGTTCGCTTCGGCTTGAGAGCGGTACTGCTTCTTGCCGGGAGTGGGGCAGACGCCCCGGTTGATACGCTGTAGTTCAGACATTCGAGCTTCTTCCTCGTTGTCTCTGCCCTCACCTGCTGCACACAGGTGGGGGCTTTTTTATGCGGCGGGGTTTTTCTGCTCTGCTGGCCGCTCCAATACGGAGACGGGAACCTTGAGCGCGACGGCGAGCTTCTTGGTGACGGTGGCGTTCGGCCACCGGTCACCGTTCTCAAGCTGGGAGAGGTAAGGGGCAGAGACTCCGCTTTCGCGGGACAGTTCGGCGGATGACCAACCTGTGCGCTCACGGATGACCCGGAGTTCCTGCCACACCCCGTAGGACTGTTTGACCATGCCGCCAACTGTAATGCGAACAAGTGCAAACCGCAAGAGTTCGCGCACAGTTCGCGCCAACAATGCCGTGACCTGCAATGTTCGAAAACTACAAGCGCGTAACTGCAAAGAATCAGGGTTGTGCAAGCAGTGGACTTTGCACCTGTTTGCACGCGAACATGTAGGCGTGAACGAGAACAAGGAACACCGCGAAGACTGGCCATTCGGGCCAGAACTCAAGCGGCACAGAGAGCGCGTCGGGCTATCTCAGCGCGAAGCCTCACGGCGCACAACGCCACCAGGCAGCGACAAGCCCGCCGTCAGCGCAGGACGGTGGAAGCAACTGGAAACGGGGTGGCAGATCAACAAAGGGACACTGATCCCAATCGGAACGACCGCATCCACCGTGGCCGCCGCTGCCCGAGCTGTCCAATGGGATGTCAACGAAGCTCTGGCGATAGCCGGATTTCAACAGTCAGATATTCCACCGCCGCTACCCGAGCCGGCGATAGTCCGCTACTCAGACGACGAACTTCTCGCCGAAGTCCGGCGACGATTACAGGAGGCACGAAATGTCATGGAAACTGCGCAGACGACGCGAACACCGCGCGAAGCGCGTCAAGACCAGGAGGGCGACCTAGGCGCCAGGCCCGGTGAACCGCCGCAGCCGCGCCAGCCTAGGGCCAGCGAAACAGGCCCTGCGATCCACGCCCACGTCGCCAGGAGCGTCCGGGCGCGTCAACGCCGCAAGGACTAGGCGCGCCCGGTCCAGCGACCACATTGTTGGCGGGCACTCATCCATCGCGTTCAGAATCCGCGCCAGCAGAGTGTCGAGTTCGTCATCAAACATGGGCTGCACCTACCGAAATCACCAGCACCGGTCACCCCTCGCAACCGGATGCGTAGACGCTAACGGATCATTGCCAGGATCGACACAGGAAGCCCAAACATGGGAATGTCACGATCAGATAACGCCAGTGCGCGAAAGTTAGCCACCAACACAGAAAGACCTACTACCAGATGACCACCAATGATCGCGCAGTGTCACCAGGGAAGGTGATGGTCACCGCGCTCGCTGTGCTCGCCGTCGTAGGCATCGTCTCCGCACGCAACAACAACGACGACGACGACAGAAGCGCATCACAAACCACCACATCCACAACCACCACTACACGGCCCAACCCGTACCGCACCATCCCCGGCGACGGCACCCACAACATGGGCGGCGCAGACGGATACGACTGGGGCACCTACACCGCCACCATCCCACCCGGCTCCCCCGGCTGCACGTGGGCGGTCGTCAGCATCGCCGACTACCGCGGCGGCGAAACAGTCCGCGAAGGTGAAGCACCATCCGGCACTGTCCGCGCGAACATCCAACCCGATGGTGTCGCGTCGTGGACCGGCACAATCAACGGGGATCATCGGATCGTGTTCCGCACGAGCGGCTGCGGAACTTGGACCATGACGGATTGACTCCCACGCCAGAACGCAAAAAAAGCGCCCTGCCGGGGATTGGTGAATCCCTCGGCAGGGCGCATTTACAGTCGGTCGCCTACGCAAACGTCGATGGGAGCAGTTCGGACAGCCCCTGCATGGCCTCCAGATGCCTCGCCCGGTCCGCATGCGCATAGATCCGCTGCGCATCCACACTCGCATGACCCAAGATCTCCATACGCGTTTGCTCATCCACACCCGCTGCGCGCAGCAATGTCGAGGTGGTGTGCCGCGAGTTGTGCGGCGGCAACGACTCGGTTGGACCGATCACCCCGGCAGCGCGGAACACGCCACGCCACACGTCGTAGTCCGAACGGGGATCGATCGGCTTCCCCTCCTTGTGCCACACCAAGTCGTGCGGATTGTCGGTGCGGAGTTTCTGCATCGCCACATACAACGGCGGCAACAACGGCACCTCACGCCAACCAGCGTCCGTCTTCGGCCGGGTGAACAACAACGACCCCTCACATTCCTGGTACTCGAAATGCGCCGGCAGGTCCCACCGGGACTGCGGGCATGCCCATGCCCGTGTCTTCCCGCAAGGCCAGTACGGGGGTTTCTTGGGCATACGGTCGGGCCTGGCCAGCGGTGACGGTTCGGGTAGAGGATCCCCACAGCCGTGGATGCGGGTTTCCGATTGCAACTGCCAAGCGATGGTGATCCATCCCTGAGCGGGGTTGTCGACGTAGGGCCAGCGCAGGCCGAGGAGTTCCCCACGGCGGGCGCCCGTCAGGAAACCGGCGGCGATCCGCACCGCATCTGGTTCGTCGCACACTTGGAACGCGGTGTGGATGATGTGCTGCGCCACGTCCGCCGGGAAGCCGTTGCGTTTCTTCTTCCGGTACTCAGGTTTGTCGACCAATGCGGCCACATTCCTGGTCGCCACACCCTCCGCTACCGCATCGTCCAGGGCTTTCTGGACGATGACATGGACCAGCTCGGCGGTGCGGGAGGCCCCGATTTCGGAGTGCAGGTCTCGCACATGCTGCGGGGTGAGTTTGTCGATGCGTTTCGCGCCGAGGATCGGGTTGATGTGGTTGTGGATGGCGGCCCGGTAGTCGTTGAGGACGCCGGGGCGGACTTTACGTTTGGCGTGGATGTTGTCGATCCAGTGCAGCATCCACTTCTCCACAGTTGTGGATGAGGTGGTGGCGATGCGGCCCTCTTCGACGTCGCGGCGGAGTTGTTTGAGTTTGGCCATGGCGGTGTTGCGGTCAACGGAGGACACCCATTTGTAGCGGCGGTTGCCGTTGCGGTCGGGGGGTAGTTCTACTCGTCCCATCCATTTGCCGTCGGCGCGTTGGAAGAACGCTCCGTCTCCGCGGGTTCTGCGTTTCTTAGTTGCCATCGTTTTCCCTCCCAGGGGGTCACCCTACGGTTCACCCTACGGTGCTACGCAGCATTACGCAGAATTGCGCAGTATCGGGGGTCTACCTGCGGGTTTGACAACGTTTCTCCTGGTATGCAGCCTATCAACCGCTGACTCTTAATCAGCGGGTCGGGGGTTCGAAACCCTCACGGCGCACAGGTCAGAGGCCATAAGCCTCAGAGGGGATCACCCTAAAGGTAACCCTAGAGGGGATTTCACCGGGAAACCGCCAGGATGCTGGCGGTGAGCCGCCTGCCAAAACAGCGGCCACACGCCCGATGACGACACACCGAGGCGCAAGTTTTTCGCCAAGCGCACAACTCGGAGTATCCTTCGATACAGCGTCACCCGACAACATGGGGGGCTCGACGCATAAGATTTCTGATGCGCTCGAAAGGATGCCACTGAGATGGGAGACGCACCAACCCCTCGCCGCTTCGTCAAACTGGCTGAGGCGGCCGCATATCTTGACGTAACACCCCGCACCATCCGGCAAATGATCGCCGACGGGCGTCTGACCGGCTACCGCGCTGGTGCCCGCCTCGTCCGCGTCGATTTGAACGAAATCGACGCCGCCATGCAGCCTTTCGGGGGTGCGGCCTAGATGCAGAGACACAGAAATGCCCGCAGCTACTGACCGCTACGAAGCTGAACGCGACCCGGATCACTCCACCATCGGTGACTCACTCACTCAGTACTCGATCGCGGGTGAGGCGTTCACAGCCGGTGCGCAGTACGCGTTGGATCGCATCGTGGCGACCATCGACCGGGTTCTCATGGACCCGAACACATCCGAGTATCTGACCGACCGTGCCGCGGACATCCTCCGGGGTATTCACGCGGGAGAGCTGTCCTGATGTGTGGTGAGGTGAAGTCGGATGACGCCGTTTACGGCATGTGCACAACTGATGAACACCGATGATCGTTGCGGCCGGTGCGGTCAACCGTTCAAAGACGGGGAGACAGTGATCGACACCCTTCCCCCAGTGCACCACACATGCCCAAACATGGATGCCTCCGCACGATATAGCCATGCTGAGTGAGGCGCCTCCTGAAGCCTGATGCTTCACGAGGCGTGGAATTAAGCCAGGACGTGAACCAGCAGCGCGACGATCATCCCCGCGACGACAGCCAGCCACACCGACCGCCACAACTCCAACTGCGGATCACTCATCATCCGATTCGTCCCAGTAACGATTCACCAAACCGTCCGTGACATACCCTGGCTGCCCTACCGGTGTGATCACCGTCGTCGCGCCCAAGTCCATCTGGTCACCGGTGATGCGTTCCAGTCCGACAACCGCCACATAGTGGGCGACCTGCCAGCCGTCGCCCTGCGCATCCAAACTCTCTTGGATCGCAGCCCGGACAGGATCGGCCGGCCTCACAGTCGCATCCATTCTTTGAGCGCGTCCCACAGGAACCCTACCGTCACACCATGATCCAGGAACGTACACACTCGAACGTTCACATCAAACCCCTCTCACAGCGCTCATGCGTTCCGGCTCGATGGACAGTCGTGAATGCGCCCCGCAGTTGGTGCAGCGGCGCATCGTGTACGTCAACACATTCGCCACGTACCGCCGCGGGATCACCACCGTTTCACCACCGCACCGGTTACACACCATCAACCTGTCCTCGCCGTCAACGAACAGTGCGGGATGGTTTTTGATGTGCGGACGCAGGAAGTCGTACAACCCCTGCGTGGCTACCACATCGCCAGCGCAGTACGACACCAAGCGTTCCCGATCCTCAACGCTCTTCCCTGTCACGGCGCGTTCCATCGCGCCCCGGTCGTAGCGGTCAGTCTTAGCGGGCAGGCCAACGATCTGACAGAACGCGTCCAAACCTTTGAACGGGGCACCAGATTTGAACTCGCGGCGTAACACCTTCAGTGTGTCAACGGTTTTGAACGGAGGCAGCGGAGGTAACCCGGCCTCCAAATGCAGATCACCCTTCAGCCACGGCACATCAGCTTCGTCGATGTAGTGGCCGACAACGATATCCGCTTGGGATAGCAGGTTGTGGACGCGCCGCAGGAACCGTTTGCGTCCACCTTTGTCCCATTCGGCGAGCTGGATAACCTCGGGCTGGTCATACCACTTGGCGCACACAATCGTGGTGCGCGGCATGCGGGTCACCGTCTCGTACTGCACGTACCGGTTCTTCAGGTCTCCCCTGCCCCACCAGTATTGTTCGGTGATTCCGGGGAGCCGTTCAACGTCGAGGATCAGGATTTTGTTGCGCACACCTTCGGCGATGCGCACCTGGCGCAGGTCGCTAGTCAGCGACATGATGGTTCCTCGCGTGGTGCCGCCACGCTGTTGGATTCATGTCTGGCATGCCGTGTTTGACGAGGACCCGCAGTATGTCGGTGAACCTGACGTCGCCGCGTTTCGCGGACTCCAACGAGGATTTGATCTCTGCACGTTCCTGCTTCGACCGGGCACCAACCCAATCACATGCGGGGCAGGTGCGGGGCTCCAAACCTGCAAGATCGGCCAAGAGTGACATTTGGTGTTCCCTTTCCTGGTGTTTCACCGGTCGCGTCGCTTGTCGCCTTCGATGCGTTCGAGGCGTTCGGTTCGCAGTTCCTCCCTCAGTCCACTGATGTCCCGCTGGACTTGTTTGAATCCGTCCCGCACCAGATCGCGTATCTCGTCGAGGTCGTCGCGCATGTTGGTGTCGTGGGTGTTGACGGTTTGCTCGTGAATCTCATCGGTTTTCGCGTCGATCTGTCGGGCACGTTCCCGGCCCTTACGTTGCCCTCGAACAGTGAGGACACCGACAATTCCCGTTCCGATCGCTGCGATCGTGGAAGGTAAACCGATGATGAGCAGTCCTATCAGGTCGATACCATCTTCTGGCTGGTACGCGGCGTCCACTGCTTCGCGCACCGATTCCCAGATCATGCGGCAGTGACCGCTCTTGTCGCAGAAGCCGTTCCGGGGTTGCCGCGGCGTTCCGCGCCGATAGACATCAGCAGTGACACCACTGCGGCGCCGCCGGACACTGACAGCACTGACACCCAATCGGTGGCGAGTAGGTCAACCGCGCCCGCGCCGAGTGTGGCGATCGCGGTTTGGGCGAACGTGCGGGCCGCGCGTTCGGCGGCGTCGATCCAAAACGAACGTGTCAACATCAGGTGGTCCTCCCGTTATGTGCGTAGGTAGTCGATGGCTGGCTGGGGGTTGTAGTCCACGTGCGGGCCGGTGCGTTTCGCGAAGAACATGCCGGCGTCGAGGATCGCTTTGGTGATCGCGATCGTTTCCGGCAGCGGGGCTTGCGCGAGTTCGATCACTTGGGCCAGCAGTGAATCGGGTCCGGTGAACAGGTCGAGGTCGCGCACGATCTGCCAGATGGCGTTGCGGACCTCTTGTGTGTCGCCGGGTTCGGTGCAGGCGTACAGGTCGCCTTGGTGGGCGTAGTCGCGCCACCAGTCGGGGGTGTTGCGCATGCCGTTGGAGGACACGCCCTGGGTGTTGGATGGGGCCATTGGGGAGCCGCCGTGATCAGCCCACACGTGTCCGAGTTCGCGGTTCGGGTTGCCCCACGTGACCGCTTTACGCACATGGGGTTTCATCCATTGCAGGGAGCCGTCTTCGGGTGCGATGTGGTTCATCCACAGCTCCGAGAGGACCACCGCGCCTTGCGAATAGCCCGCCAGTGCGGTCCCGTGGGTTTCGATGCGTTCGCGCCACCGGTTGGCCTGGTTGTGCGCCTCGGTGATTCCTGCGGTGATGGATCGGCCCATCGGGAACGGTGCGGCGGGGTATCCGATGGGTTGCCACAGGTATTGGTCTTCGACGGCGCGTGCGGTGTCGGCGTCGGGGCCGACCCACCAGGGCACGCCGGTGCCGCACACGGTGAACAGGACTGGCCGGGTGTCGATGACGGGCCGGGATAGATACCCCATGACGTACTTGGTTTCGGCCCCTACAATCCCCGGGATGTACAACCCCGCGCGCAACTGTCCGGCAGCGCTATATCTGGCTTGCATCTCGGAAACCGCAGCGGTCATCTGCTCGTCGTAGAGCGGGGTGTCGGCCAAATCGCCCGCGTAGGAGGCGAACTTCTTTCGCATGAACGTCTTGATCCGGCGGATCTCCTCGGACGAATCACCCGGCCCAAGACCAACATATTGGCCGTCGATGCGCATCAGGACTTGCCCTTGACGTCGTAACATCCTTCGATGCCGAGCTTCGCGCCGATCGCCGCCACGGCGTCAACGAGGGTGCGGTGTCCGAGCTGCGGCCACAGGATGCGCAGCTGATCCCACACCTCTTTGTCGTAGTCGGGCGGCAAGGCCGGGCCAGGCTGCGGTGCCGACGGCTGCTCACCGGGGAACACGAACCCGTCCAGGTCTTTCTGGACTTCGCCGCGGAACCAGTTCATGTCGAGGTTGCCGGGGTCCCACTTGCCCTGTGTGGCACCGGCCCATTCCTTATGGCCGATGACGTGCTTGGAGTCATGGCCGAGTCGTTTCAGCACCGCCGCGGTGGCGTCGCGCATGGTGATGATCTGGGCGTCGGGCCAGCGCTGCGCGGGATCGAACGAGCCGTCGGGGCGGATGGTGGGCCAGGCGCACTCGAAGCCAATGAGCCGCTGATTGCCGTTGTTGGTGCCGACGCCGGGATACGAGCCGGTCCCAGCGTGGTTGCATGGGCCGACGGCGATCAGGTGGCATTTCCCGTCGGGGGTGATGAGGCATTGCGATAGTGGGCCTCTCAGGTCGGGGCGGCCGTCACGGATTCCGGCGACGGTTTCTCGGTCGTTGCCGGTGTGGTGGATCATGACGCCCCAGATGTCGCCCATTACGCCGCCGGTCCCGCGTTCTTTCCAGTCGGCCTGGGCGACTACGAGTCGGTCGCCGAGGGCTTCTCGTAGAACGTCTTCGAGCCAGACGGGATCTCCGCTGAATCCCACGTTTGCGTCCTCTCCTGCGAGCTGGTTGTAGTAGTTCTGCGCTTCGGACATGCGCTGTCCGTATCGATCTGGGTATGCCGAGCGTTGAATGGCTTGGGCGTGCGCTCCCGGGTCGCCGGTGCTGTAGTCGCGGGTCTTGAGGCGTTCGAAGAACAGTCGGGCGGACTTGTAGGGGTCCATGCAGGTGGCTGCGTCGCCCCACCACCATGCGCCGTTGCCCCACACCACTTGCTGCTGGAATAGGCCGACGCTGCGCCCGTCGTTACCTACGCGTTCATGTGGAAGGCGCAGTGATTCTGGGACTTTCGCGTTGGCCCACATGTACCAGTCGGACTCTACGAACACGGTTGCGAACGCGATGACGATTCCGCGCGGGGTGATGCCGAGGTCGTTTCCGGCGCGTAGGATTTCGCGCGCGTAGGTGTCGTTGGTGTGTGTCACCGCTTGCTCCCGCCGAGGATTCCGCCGAGAACGGGGATGGAGCGGAGCGCGCCGTCGATGATGTTGATGACCTGTTCTGGAAGGTTGGACAGGTCGGGGAGTTTCGCGACGATCTGATCATCCAAATCGGACAGATCGGGCAGGTTCTCGGTGATCCTGTCGGCGATGCGGTCAGCGATCCTGTCGGCGAGCGGTCCGAGCAGTTTGAGCAGGATGATTCCGAGACGGTCCATTGTCGGGGGTCCTTTCATGCAGAAACCCCGCGCACCTCGTTGGTGGCGGGGTTTCTGTGGGGGTTGTTCAGATGTAGAAGAGGGTGTCGCGTTCGATGAAGAAGTCGATCGCTGGATGTCCTGTGGCGAACATCCACGAGATGAGTCCGGTGAGGGCGACACCGCCGAGGAGTCCGGTTCCGATCGCCCCTCGTTTGGTCATGACAGTCTCCTGACCGTGACGCGGGAGGTGTCGATGAGGTGTTTGCGGCCTTGGTCGTCAGAGACGGTGAGGACGGTTCCTGCGGTGAAGAGGATGGTGGCGTTCCAGCCGGCGGGTCCGTGGCTGGCGATGTGGATCTTGTTCATGGCCGGTCACCAGGGATCCGTGGTGGTTTTGGCGTAGCGTCCACCGCCGCAGTGCCGCTTGCACTTGTACAGCTTGTGTGGCTTGCCGTCTTTCATGACGGTCTTCGGGGTGCCGTCCGCGTTCTTCACCATCTGCCAGTCAGCTCCTGCCCCACCGCTACCGGTGGCGCAGGCGTGTTTGTAGATCTGTCCGTGGCCGGTGCCGTGATTCGCGCAGTGGGCGGGTGCGGCATTAGCGACTGCGGGTATTCCGAGAGCGAGGATTGCGGTTGCGAGGACAGTTGCGGTGGTGGTGCGTAACATGGCGAACGCCTCCTGTTGGGGGTGGGCCGCGTGGCGGGGTTTGGTTTCTCAGGCCTTCGCCCCGCCAGGCGGTGTCTCAAGTTGATGACTCGAAGTGTAGCGGTCGCTACACGCGCAGTCAAGCACCTGCTACACTAGCGCGTATGGAAAACCTCGATCGGGTCCGCTCCCTTCGACAAAAACAAGCGGACTGGCGACAGCAAGGCGAGGACATCAAGCAAGAACTCGCCGAAGCCGTCACTGAGGCGCTCCAACATCATCACTGGCGCGAGGTGGCCGATGCGCTTGGCGTTCAGAGCAAGGAACGCGTGTATCAGATCCGTCGAGGGACCCGATAACCCGCCAATCAGGCACCACCGTTTGGCAGGTTTGTCCACTCGATAAGGGTGTATCCGTCGCCGCCATCGCCGCCAGGGTAGGCGGTAGAGCCGCCTGCGCCACCGCCGCCGCCGCCGCCGTAGTCGCCTCCGTTTCCGCCACGGTTGTTGCGGCCACCGCCGCCACCCGCGCCTGGGTTTCCGGGCTCCTGGTCGACGGCATTGCCGCCCTGGGTGCCCGATATCGAGCCGCCTACGCCGCCGGTTCCGTGGGTCGAGTCACCGCCCTTCGCGCCGTTCGTCGGTGACCCGCCGGATGTGGTGCAGCCGCCGCCGCCGCCGCCAGCCCCTGCGCCGTTTGGATTATCGACGCCGGGGTCGGCGATGGTGGTAGCGCTCGTAGCGCCGCGACCGCCGTCAGTGCCGGGAATGAGTGCCGCGCCGGGAACGCCCTGCAGGATGCTTCCGAGATTCCCGGTTCCGCCAGCATTGGCACCTCCATACCCGCCAAATCCTGCGGTGAGATTGACATCTCCGCTGCGGAAGTAAGAGGCTGTTGCACTTACAGGAGCCGGTCCCCAGCCGCTCCCACTGACGAGAGCTTCGCCACCGAGGCCGCCAATACCAGTGGACACACTGTAGGTGTCACCCATGAGTTCACGGGGTACCCATACGCGGGGAATTTTTGAGCCACCGCCGCCGCCAGGACCACCCGGCCGGTTGCTAGATGTTCCCCGGTATCCAGCACGCCCGCCTGCGCCACCGCCCACGAGTGTGACCCAGCAGCCGGATGCGCCCTGCGGTACCGGCTCGTCGGTGAGGTTGACATTCTCCAGCACGAAAGGTTCAAACGACGGCCACACCTTGTCAAAGCTGGTCCCGTTCCACGTGTACAACTCAGGGTTGACGAACGCCGACCCGTTCCACACTTTGAACGCGGTGGGGTCAACGAACGCCGTGCCGTTCCAAACTTTCACGGCACCACCACGTACAACACACCCGCCGTGCCGGTACCAGGAAGGGTGGTGCCCATCCACATCCCGGACGCGGTGCCGGACTTTTGCACCGACTCGTCAGCCTTCGACAGCGAAGCCTGCACATTGCTGGACAGTTTCGACGCTGCGATAGCCGCGCTGGTAGCAACCTTCGCGTTCGTAATCGCACCGTCTTGAATCTTCGCCGTCGACACCGAACCATCCGAAGGGGTCCGCTGATCCGACAACCGCGAATCATTACCCGCACACACCGTCGACCCACTGTTACCCACAGGGATACGGGCGATGTTCAACGTCCCCGACGTGATATCGCCCGCCGAATGAGCATGCGACGACGAGGCTTTACCGTCCAACTGGGTTTGAACGTTCGAGGTCACACCATCAAGGGTGTTCAGTTCGGTTGTGGTGGCGGTGATACCGGCGAGAACGTTCACCTCATCGGCCGTTGCCACCACATCCTCGACATCCACCAACAAGTGCGTGTGTGAGGCGTCTGCTTTGCCGTCGGCGAGACTATGGGCGTCGGCGATACCGTCCTCGATATGGCTGAGGCGATCCGCCGACAGCGGAGTGTTCGTTGAGGGAACGTTCTCCCACGTTTGCTTCGTGTAAGCCATCATCCCTCCTCTAGGGTTGCGCCCGTAAACCTCTCGGCACCAGGCACGAATAGCCATCACCCGGCAACACCGCCAAAGCAGTGTTGATCATTTCGGTGATCGCCGAAGACCTGTCTAACACAGTGGCCGGGGCTTGACCCTCGGCAGTGATCTCCCATCCACCAGTCACGCGGGCGGCCTGCACAATCAGCGTGCCGTCACGGTCAAACAACCCCATCATGTCGTTGCCGAACGCGACGATCTGATGATCAGTTTTGATATTCAACATGTTCCCCTATCCAGGATTTCAGGCGACTATGCGGGGCGTCACGGAGATGCTCGCCCCCGTACCGGACACCTCCACGTCACCGTCGTCGAAAGCTTCCGAACCGACGAACGTGCCCGACGAGCTGGCCGACCAGATGCCGCCCTCCACGTAGGTGCCTGCCGCCACGGAGATTTCAACCTCGTCGCCGGTGTTGGTGCCCGAGGAGCCCGACGTCCACGACGTCTGCTCCCGCGCATATCCACCACCCGTGGCTTCATTCGCCCCTGTGGTGCCAGCAGCTCCGGTATGCACACTGATCCAGTCACCGAGACCGGCGATGGCGTCCGACGCTGCCTTGTGAGTTGCATTGGGAATGCCCATGATTGTTTCCTTTCGGGTTATACGGGATTGAGCGGGACCGCCATGGCGGCCCATGTGCCCGACGAGCTTGTCGCCGTGAAGTTCGTGGCCGTCGTCGCGTCGCTGATGGTCAGGATCGGGAACAGGCCCGAACCCGAGAATCGGTTCGTTCCGCCAGAGGGTGTAAACGTCCGGTTCCCCATGTTGGCGAACGAAACGACTACCCGGCCACCGTCTCCAGGCGCGGACGCCGACAGGCTTGCCGAACCACTGTTTCCGTATGACTTCTGCACAGTGCCGGTGGTGGTCGCGTTCAGATACGAGGCCGCGACAGCGCCCACCCACCCGAAGCCGGTGGGCTTGTTGACCGTCACCTGCTTGGACCCGCCAGCAACACCATGAATGACATACAAGTGTTGAGAACCTTCGCCAGCGTTATTGTTTAGAGCCTGGCTGCCGATAAGCGTCATCGCTGATCCGTCGTAGGTGACAGAAGCGATCGTGTCGCTGCCCTGTACAACCAGTGACACCAGTACCGACGCTCCGGCGGTGGCCGTGTGGTTGAACGAGAACGTCGACGTCGCTTGCTGGGACATGGTTACCGCGTCGAACGCCACCGGGTCAACACCGTCATTACCCACAGCGTCCATACCGATTTCCGGGGTCAACGTCAGCTCGAACTCGCGGTAATACCGCTCCGCGCCGGACATTCCAACCTGCGGGGACAGTTCGATCCCGAAGCCCTTCGTGAACCCGAGTGCGGTACCCATGCCGACCTGCGGGTCCAGTTCGATACCGAACGACCGCGCAAACTTCGGCGCGGCCTCGAACCCCAGGCTCGGCGTGAACGACAACCCGAAACCGGGAGACTGCGCGCGCGGCGTCGGGAACAGCGACACCGACGGATACAAATCCTCGGACGGAAACACCGGCTCGAACGCGGCCGGACCACGCATCGCGATATATGGCGCGAACACCAGACCGAACGACGCCTTGCTGTGGCTGGCCGCAGCCATTCCCAGCGAGACCGGCACCGACAAACCGAAACTCGCACGGTTGTGCGCCACAGCGGACATGCCGATCTCGGGGGTGAGGGTGACGCCGAACTCTTGTTTCGGACCGCCGTAGCGGAATCCCACCTCGGGAGTGATGGTGACGCCGAATGAGACGTGGGACTCAGCCCACCAGCCAACAGCCACGCTCATCCCCCAATCTGCAAGTTCACCGCCATGCCAGCCCACCTGTTCGGCTGCGCCGATGTAGCGCTCACCGTCCCCGTCCTCGTGGTTGTGTTGACACACAGGGGCGGGGCGATCCCCGACTGCTCCGCGCGCAAGCGCGCCCCCAGAATCGTTGTCAGCTTGGACGACGACACCCCCCCGGCCCCGGCCGAGAACGCCTGCAGCGTCACCCCGCTCGGTACCGTCACCGACTGGCTGTGCGCAGTACCGTTACCGTGCGCGAACGTCGGCGCGCCCACCGACACAACATCATTGAACGAAATGGCATACGCACTCACCCAGCCCGGGCCGGTGGCCTTCATCTGGCGAGCAACGCCGGAGCCTGCGTTCTCCATGCGGAAAATCGCCAGGCCCCCATTCGCCGGATCGCCATTGTGCGAAACGGACCCGAGAAGTACACCGCCGGCGCCGCCATACGTGGCCGACGGGGCTGAGCCCGCGCGGTCCCACGCCACCACCGCGAACACCATAGCCCCCTCGGAGGCCTTGAAGTTCACAGTGGCGCTACCGACACCAGCCCCAGCCCCCGACACGGCATCAAACCCAACATCCACCGGCTCCGGCGGCACCGGCCAGTTCTGGTCATTCGTAATCGTTCCGGGATACAGATACTCCGCCACCCGCACCCAAATGCGGGTATAGCCCGCGGCCGGGGGGTTGGAGGTATTCGAGTTCTCGTGCAGCGTGAATGTCGCACCCGAGTCCCGCTCAAAGAAAATCGTGGACGACCAGCCACCCGAAAAAAGTCCCGGATGCCCGAACCACGTTCCGAACGACTCTATCCCGTACCCGTAGTAGTACTCGGAAGGAATGTAGAACCCGTTCGCGTACGGGTCCCACCCTGTGGGATGCTTCCAGAACGTTGACAGCCACGCGTCATACGACTCGGGCGACAGGCCCATCGCGTTGTCCCGCAACGCCTCCGCGAACTTCGTGTAGTCGTTGATGTTCGTCGCCAGCGCGCCGGCAGCGTCGAGGAAGTTCGGGTTGAACGTGTCAGCGATCGACGCTGGGGGTGGAACTGGACCGATCGGCGGCCATGACGTTTCCGTCAGCCCAAGAGGGTCTATGATGTCTTCTTTGAAGATCTGCTTGATCGGCCGATGGGCCGGGTCAACGATCTCCAGCACCATGCCGATCAGTGCGAAATTCGAGTTCGTGTACAGATAATCGGTGCCGGGATAGAAGTTTGACGGCCCCTTCATCGTTGACAGGAAGTCCTTCGCGCCCGTCCATGGCCACGTGGGGAACAGCGTGACCCAGAGCGCGTTGATACCCGCCGTGTACTCAGCGATCCCGGACCGCATGGACAGCATGTGGCCCATCGTGATCGCCGTGCCGTTCGGGATGCCCGGAACGTACTGCTCCAGCGTGTCATCCAGGGTGATCAACCCCTTGTCGACGGCCTGGAAGAACGCGATCGCGGTGAACATTTTCGTGGAGCTGCCCATGCGGAAGTGGTCATCCAACGTCAACGGGCGAACAGTGCCGCCCACGGTGGTGCCATACGCTTTCGCGTAATTGCCGCGCGGACCGGTGATCTGCAACATAACTCCCGGCTGGCCGGTCTCCGCGCGGGACTCCTCCACAATCAGATCCACCATCGCCTGGTCCTCCGGCGACAACAAATCACCCGCGGTGTGCGCGGGCGTGGTGAACTCGTAGGTATCCGACGGGTCCGACAACCAGCCAGCGTTGTCCACCGTCTTCACATAGAACTCGTAGGTGGTGTTCGACTTCAAACCGTTCGTCCCATACGGCGGCAGCACCGGGTCGGGATTCAACTGAACAAAATCACCAGGGGCGTCTTTCTCTTTCGCGTAAACGAAATAGCCTTTGATTGTCATACGTCTGTTGCTCCAGACCACGTGATCGTGATAGTGCTGAAAGTTGAATCGACCAGCTCCACCAACGTCGGAGCAGTGGGGGGCGTCAAATCCGGGTCAGGGTCAGGCAGCGGGTCGGGCCGGAAGAACACCCAGCCGCCACCAGGAGCGCCATTTCCGCCGGACTGAAAGGCCGCCAACGAGCCCTTGCCGCCGTTACCGGCACCACCAGCGGGCGCACCGTGGCCGCCCATGACCTTCTGGTCAACGCCGCCCACATAGTCCTGCTCGTTGAACGTGAACGTGCCCGGGCCTCGGCCAACAGGTTTCGACAGAAATCCTTCAGTGGTACCCGCCGAGCCGCCCTCGGCGACAATGGAATACGTGTCACCCCCGGGCGTGGAGATAGACAACGTGGTGTTACCGCCGGCCGCGCCGTCACCCGGACCGCCCACGCCACCAGCGCCCGGGTCGAGGGTGATGATGGCGTTGTCGCCGAAATGTTCACCGCGCACCCATGTGGTGGCGTTGAACTTCCCGGGCTGGCCTGCCTGACCGTTGATGCCCAACGCCCAGCCCTGCGCGCCACCACCACCGCCACCGACCGCAACCGGGTCGATGTAGTTCACCCAGTTCGGCACCGGGAACACCGTGGCCGCGGTACCAAGATAGATTTTCATCGGGTCGTGGTGATCACCGCCGGAACCCGTATCCACAGCGATGCTCACCCACGGCACATCACCCGAACGAGTCACCGACGCTTTCGCGATAGAAGACGGTGGACTGTTCGGCGAGGTGTTGTTCCGTGTGGCGGCCAGCGAAACGATCTGCGACGTAGGATGGTTCGGCAAATCCGCCACGCGGCCACGCACATAATGCGTACCGCCAACCGGCACCAGCTCGTAGGCGTACGCCTCAGACGCCACCACCGAGATCGGGTCAGCCAACTCGTAGGAGATGAACTCCCCGGGCGCGGCCGTGCCACCCAAAAGCCCCACGATGTTCGGGGAATGATGCACCAAAGTCCAGTCGCCCGACGTCAAGTCGACCTTCCAGATGTTGACGTAGAACTCGGTGATCCCTGAGAGGCCGTAGCCGATCCACGACACCACGCCCAGGGGCATCGACTCTTCGATCAGGTCAACACCGATGAGTGAGTTGCTCTGCGTAGCTTCAAGCCACGTGGTGACGTTCGACAACGGGAAGTTGGACCGCTCAGAAGGCAACAACCCACTATCTACCGGCTTGTTCGTCCTGATGCCGAGAACATCCCACGAGAACAACCCCAAGCTGGCGCGCGACGCGATCTCCTGCAACACGTTGAACAGGTCCGCGATGCCCGCACCAACACCGGGAAGGCCTACCAGGCCGCCGACGATGCTGTTGACGATGTTCTCGATGGTTTCCCGAAGATTCTCCGGGCCAAGCATCCCCGCGATTGACTCCGGGGAGATGTTGCGCAACGCGTCGAACAGGTCCTCCAGCGTGTTCTCAACCGTCTGCACACCGCCGCGGATCGCCGACACCACCGTGTCAATCGTCAACTGAACACGCGCCAACAAGGTTTGCAAAATCTCCGGCAAGCCCTCAACCCACGACTGCTGAATAACACCGGTCTGCTTGACCTCGGCGTCATCCCACCAGAACGTGCCGCCAGTAGCGTCTTCCGTGACGACGAACCGGGTTTGCACGCCAGTCACCCCGGCGGGTACCCGATACTCCCCTGACAACTCCTTACCGGGCCACGCCAAGTTCGCGTCCTGGGGGGCGTACGCGTTCAAATCCACAGGGGCCTGTGCAACGCCGTCGATGTACGGCACCAGCTGCAACCGGATCGGCGCGCCGGTACCCACATAATCGTCGTGAGACACGAACACCCGGGCAGTGATTGTCTGCCCTTCGCTGACCGCGAAGAAATCGCCAACATTCTGCCCCGACCGCAGTGCCTTCAACGTGCCGTCGGCAATAACTTTCGCCGCGCCCGTACCATCACCGCTGCGAGAATGCGACGGGTCCACAACCCAATCCGCGTTCTCGCCCACCGACCCCTCAGGGAACTTCGGGGCAGGCAGAATGTTCGGCGTCTGATTCGAGATGCCACCGATAGGCAGGATCGTCAACAGACTGGGCAGCAGGTTCCGCAGCGGCGCAAGGATGATGTTCACCAACTGCGCCGCAGCCTGAATCGGGTTGAAGCTTGGGCTGTTGAAGTCGATCGACTGGAAGAAGTTGCGGATGTTGCCGAAAAACTGGGTCAGTTCCTCAATTCCGCCACCCACAAGGCCGGTGATCGCCTCGATGATGTCCCCGAGGATGGGGATGTTCAAGGCCCAGTCGCGCAGCTGGTCGAACGACGCTTCACCAGGGATGAACACCCCAGCGACCGCGCGCACCACCCACGCCAAAAACTGTTCAATGAACTGCTCACCAATCTCAAGCAGCTGCTGAACAGTGAACGGACGCTGCCACTGCAACGCCGACTGTTCCGGGTGAATACCCGGCTCAGACGGCACCGCATGCGCCCACTCCGGCAACGGATCAAACGATGACGTCATGACAGCGGAAGAACCTCAACCGAAAACATCGACGTGGAAGCGGAAGTCGTGTACGTCACCGAACCTGCTTGCCGTTCACACCGGAAATAGATCGTCGCCGGTGTACCGGCCGCCACACGGTCAAACCCATCCGATGAACCAGCCGCAGGTCCCGCCACCAGGATCAGCCGCTCCGATTGCGCCACACCGGGGCACCGGCCGATCACATTCCCGCCAGTCTCACCGTTCAACCGGGCCACCAGATCAACCCGCACATCCGCGCCCTCACCGGTGACCACCGTGTAGCCATGGACGCGTGGCCGCCAATCAAACGGCTGCGCCGGGATTGACACCTGAGCCAACGTCGAATTGGCATTACCCGACGCCGTATTGTTGATCGACGCCGGAACATACCGGTCCCCCACACGCTGCGCAGCTAACACGAACCCGTCAGCAGTCGAATTCACCACCGGGATCTGGCCCGCAACGGGAGACGGATCAACATCCGTCGGGTCCCACACAGCTTCACCGTCAGCACCCTTAGCGCCCGCATGCAACGCCAGGTTCAACCGGTACACGCCAGGCGTGGAAGTGGACGGCGGTGTGATCTCGGTGAACGACGCTTCCGCCGGGGTTGGGTCGTCCGGGTCCAGCTCCGTCAGGTTCACTGTCGTATCGAACGTGGCCGGCACACCCGGGTCGCCCTTCTCGATCGCGGGCACACCAACACCGATACCGCCCTGCGGACGCAACTGGAGGATCGCCGCGCCAGCAGTCGGATCGACAGGAATCTCCACGATCCCCTCAAACAAATAGTGAGTCCCAGCGGGGTTCAAAGGCCACGACATAAGGGCACGCTCCATTCACATTGGGCGAGTTACAGAAAGAAAGGACGACCGCTGCTTATCCCTGAGGTGACAGCGTGAGGACCGACAACGTTTCAAAAATCCCCGTGATGAACCGCTGATGCTTCGCCAACGGGGCCTCCGACTTGCGTCCATCCCCCATTTGCAGGAGAACCTTCCGCTCATCCTGGGTAACCCGCCACATCACATTCTCGATGTAGTCAGTCACCATTCGGGTACGTGACATGAACACCAGCGACATCAGGCCGCCGCGAAAAACGTCCCGACCCAACGCATACTGGGCACCGTTGCGGAACTGCACCGTCGCCGTCGTCTTGCCCTGCGAATCAAACAAGGCGTTGATGAATGCGAACACCGTTTCGATGTTGTACGGCGCTGAGGCTGTCGGATAGAACCGCTCGATCGCCGGATGGTACGGGCCAACTTCGTCACGGCGGTCGTAATGCTGAATCAACTGGAACGCCAGGAAGCTGTTGTTCAGGAACCCCGACAGCAGATCGGACGGTATGCCGGTGAACCCGACGACGATCATCAGCGAGTCGATTAGCCATGCGAAGGTGGCATTCATGAGGTCGTTCAACCACTTTGGGGAACGCCCACCAATGATGTGCTGCCAACCCTCGGGGGTGTGGTCAGTGATCGTGCACGCATCGATACCGGTGTCCTCACCCGGCTCGGGGGCCACGAAATAGGCGTATGGCTGCTCGAAATCCACACCCAACGCGGGCGCATAAAACACGCCGTCCATGCCGGGAACCTGCTTGATGACAGGTTTGAAGATGTCCCCCAGCGACCCGCCAAGGTCAATCGTGGTGCGCAGCACCGAATCGAGCACGGTTTTCGTCGGGCCAGTGATCTGCGACCGGTCCACTGTGGAAAACACGTAGGTAGGCTGGTCCAGGTTCGCCCACCGGTCAGGCTGCGGATCACCTGGAAGCCACAAATCCATGCGGGTATCCACACCGTACGACTGGGTAACGTCCTTGATGACGGCCTGAACGGTTTCCATCCGCACTGTGCGAGCCACCATCGGCGACGTGTCCAGCAGTGGATTGGTGCGTGACACATACACCGGGGTTCGCAGCATGCGGGTGAACGCCTGGACCGACAGCCCGTCACGCGACAGTGCTTGCAGAACGGTGCCGAACCATGCCCGGATATCCGGGTTTAACGACAGGCCGTTGTTGATGAACTCCAGCCACCCGGACTGCAACCGCAGAGCGCATTCTGCGACCATGTTCTCCACGACGGTTTGCAGCGCCCACACGAAGATCGCGTGCGAGAACGGCTGTGCCTGAATCGGCAGCCACCACGACGGCCAAATCACGTAGTAATTGAGGATGTCGCGGATACCGCGCAGTTCAGCGGTGCCGGTCCATGCGCTGTCGCGGTACTCGTAGGTGTGGTTCTTCGTGTAGAACGCATACCGCAAACCCGCGGTTTCGACGATGACACCGACCATCGTCTTTTTGCAGTCCATGAACAAAGGGATGAGAGGGCTGTTCCCTTTGAGGACGATCCGGCCGGTTTCCACATCGTTGCGCGGGTCAGCACCCGACGCCTCGATCAGGTCGCCGCCAACCGATCCCATCGGCTGCCAGAATTTGTCGCACACCGTGAACCGGAACGACGTGTCTACCTTCGATTTGCGTTCTGTCAACGCCCGCGCGGTTCGTGCGATCCTGTTGGGGTCGCCGGACTGGAGGGCGGATTGCCATGCGGCGGTTTCGCGTTCAAACTTCGACAACTGTCATCCCCTCCTTTCCTGGTTCACAGGCGCGCCACAAATTCACCCCTCACCGAGGTATCGGCCGGGGCTTGCCACTCCAGGGGCTACATCGGGTAGCGGCGCAACGGAGTCCCCGAAAGAATCACCTTCGAGTCAGCGTTGCCACCAACAATTTCTGTCTTCACAAAGAACTGCTGCGCCGGTTCGCCGGGCGACTTCGCGGGGATCGCCGCGTTCTCACTGAACCGGCCCGACAGGTACTTGTAGAAGTTGCCCTGCGGGGGAACAATCCCGAACATTGAACCGATCTGATCGGTGAATGCGTTCCGTTCCGAGAAGAACGTCAGCAGTGTCTTCACCGCCTGTTGGAAGATGATCAGCTCCTGCGGCGACGGCGGCACCGACGTCAAATCCTGCACAAGCGTGGTCTGTGAGCGCGGGTCGGTACGTAGGAACACAATCTGATTCGGCAGTAGCGGACCAAACTCCACATACTCATCCGCGCCGGGACCGTCATACAACCGGAACGTGCCCGGGCCAAACAAGGTCGCATCCCAATACATCGGCTGGTCACCAACATTGACCATCGACACAAACCCAGACTGCGTGACATTCGCATTGTCGCCCGCAGAAACCTTCCGCACCGGAGCTGGTGTCGCCTGCGTGATCAACGCGCCACCGGCCTGCATACCAAACCCAATACCCCGATAATCCGGGCCAAGCTCGCTACCAGTGCCGGTTTCCTTGTGCGACAAGATCGGCAACCCATTGCGCAACACTTTGAACATGCGCGGATCGCCCTCATACCCGGCAACCAGGGTGAACTTCTCCCCAATCAGCGGGGCCACCAGAAGTGGCCGCTGAAACAGCACCGTCTGCGAGAAGTTGTTGAACCTCGACAGCTTGATCCAGTTGCCCTGCACCCGCATGCGGATGCCATTACCGTCCCAGTCTCCGTTGCTGTCGCGGCCCATGCGAGCCCACAGGTCATTCGCCCCACTATCAGGGACACTCCACTCCTGAAACCCGCCGAGCACCATCGACACAACCTGGTTGTCGGTGTCAGTGTCGAAGTCCTTGTACGGGCCGCACACCACTTCTCGGGTTTCGGTGGTCAGAGGATCATCCGGGTCGTCCCGCCACCTCGCCTGGTCACCGTTGGCGTAGATGTATCCGCCGCCGTCACCTTCGTAGTACAGCGGCCAATCCGCGCCGAGGTCCTGACTGCTCGTGGTGTCGTAGTTGAACGTGTCGGTCATCGACTCGTAGTCGAACTGGAAACTCGCCGTGTAGTCGTACGTCCGCCAGAACCCCGAATCGGCCCGCAAACGAAGGCTTTCGCGCTGCCGCTTCCCGATCTCCAGCGGTGCTTGCGGCGCGCCTTGGAACCACCTGACCGGTGCCCACCAGTGACCCATGTCGTGGGTGAGGAAGTTCAGGGTGGATTCCTGTTTGGCGTCGATCGACGCGATCAGATCCCGGTAGACGCGGCGCGTCCATTTCGGCGACCTGCCGCGGCACTCCACCCCGACCTCGACCTCGATCGGGTCGTAGAGAGCATCGATGTTGGTGATGCCGTCTTCGGTAGCACCCTTTTGGTCGATGTGTTTCCACGGCGGGACCAGTCCCTTAAGGGACGTGAGATGCACCATCTCGGGTGCGGTGACCCGCTCGGGGACCGCTAGCCCGCCCATCATGTGGAAGGTGATCGACTTGTCGTAGGCGTCGAGCCACATCATGGGTTTCTCACCCTTGGCAAGGTGGTACCAGCCGTGGGGGGTTACATCCGTTGTGGGGTAATGCTTCTTAGCCATTTACCCTCCCGGCATGACGTACTGGTTTTGCAGGTGATAGGCGATGTCGCGGCCGGTGCCGTCTTCGGTGGCACGCTGGTTGTTGACCGTGATGTTGGTGTCGCCCTGGTTGACTTGGGTTTGGCCCTGGCCTGTGGCTTGCGGGTCGATGTCCTTGCGCTGCTGGGACGCCTGACCGGCAAGGTTCGGCAACGCCGGGGCCGCACCCGCCAAACCACCCGCAATGCGGGTGATCCAGTTGTTGTTCGCCAAATCCGATCCACCCGTGGGCAGAAACGTTTCCATCAACCCTTGGGCGCCGATCGCGGCGACCTGGCCGCCGTACTCGATGGCACGGTTGATCAGCTTCACCCCGGTCTGAGCGGCCTGACCCGCGCCGGGTGCCATCGCGTCCAACGCCATCCCGCCGGCCTGCACCGCCATTCCGAGCGCGCCGCCACCGTCCATGCCGATCCCACCGGAACCGGACCCGGCGTACGGTTCAACACCGCCGTAGCGGGTTGAGGCGAACGGCGCCGCCTGCGGGGCGCCAGCGCCCATAAACGGCAGCGCGCCGCCGCCGCCGAACGCGGGCGGTCGCGAGTTGACCGTGATGCCATAGGGCGCCGTCGAGCCGTTGGTGATCACCTCCCACGCGCCGAGCCCCTGCGGCGGTGTGCCGTTGTAGCCGTAGAACGCCGTACGGTCGGCGACCGCCATCTGCTGCTCGCGCGTGGCGAGGTGCGGCATCGGCGCGAATTCCTGCCCGCCGTACGCATTCCACGTTGACGGCGAGAACTGAAGCCCGCCGTAGTGCCCGTTTCGCCCGGTGTCGGCGTTGGCCCAGTTGCCGCCCGATTCCTTGGCGGCGACCGCATCCCAGTTGAACCCGCTGAGTAGCGTGTTGCCGTTGACAACGTTGACCGGCACCGGCCCGCTGCCCGAGCCACCGGACAACTGACCGTCGGCGGCGATATGCACGTGATCGTCGTGACGCCCAGCCTGCCCGAGCGTGTAGAAGTCGCCGAACTTGCCGACGCCCTTTCCGTTTTTGATGTTCGAGGCGAACCCCGGCGAATCGTGAATGAGTTCGAGCAGGCTGCTGCCGTAGTTGGCGGCCATGTAGTCGGCGAACGCGCGCATCGCCTGCGGGCTACCGGAGTAGTCACCAGCAAGTCCCTTGCCATGGTATCCGTCATCACCGGGGCGAGTTCCCGACGACTTGGTCAGGCCGAACTGGGCTGCTATCTGGTCGATCTGACTGATGCTCAGCGGTGTACCGGCACCCATCTGCCCGCCGAACGCGTACGGACCGGTCGCACCGGCCGACGGGTAAGAACCCCGGTCGTACTGGTTGTTCTGGTACTGCGGGCCGAACACTCCCTGCGCCCCAAGGACACCCATCAACCCGTGCCCGCCCTGGGTCGGGTTATAGGCCGAAATGGCCTGCAACTGCCCCAACAACGGCGCGGCGGCAAGGTTCGCCACGAACTTCGTGATGTTCTCCGCAATCCCCGCCAAACCCTTCGAGATACCGAAATCCTGATCAAGCTTGGCGCCGATCTGCCCCAAATCCTTGGCATGCTGATCGGTTTGCTTCGTCAACTTCTCGTACTGATTCGCCCGCGCATCCGACATGCGCATCTCGGCGGCCTGAAGGTCACGTTCCGCCTCGATCACATCGTTACGGGCCTTGAGCCGGTCCTCTTCGGTCGCCTCGGTGGACTGCTCCAACTGGGCCGCGCGGGCACGCTTCTCCACCAGTTTGTGGCGGGCATCCAGATACGACGATTCAGCGGAGAACACGGCAGCGTCCTGCGGCATGCCAGGAATCCCCGGCGGCAACGTCGTGTCATACGGCACCACCGGTGCATCCGGCAACTTCGGGCCAGACGACGACGACCCGCCGGCACTACCCGCAGCGCCCGGAAACAAATCAGCCAACGGACCATCAGGACCCGCATCAGCAGCAGCACCACCACCACCACCACGGCGCCCGCGTCGGTCCTCCACGGAAACATCCAATGGAACCTGACCGGGAAGGTTACCGAACGGGGACGCTGGACCGTTCGAGTTCGTACCCACAAGCCCTGGAATCGGGATACCACCAACCGTTGGCGTGCCAGGCCCAGGCCCGCCGCCGAGCTGCGGCAACGGCGACGGTTGCGGATCAACCCCCGTGCCGCCCTGAATGTTGCGGTCCCACCACTCACGGGCACTGCGACCCAACTGATCCGGCGTGTTCGAATGATTCCAATTCTCCGCACCTGGAATCGCGTCCTGAATGGCCTGCTCAATCTCAGGGCCGTTCTGCGCGACCAGGAACGCCAACCACGCCGGGACCGCCACACGCGACAACGCAGCAGAAATTCCCTTAGCCGACTTATCGGCCGTCGCGGGAAGCCCCGCCAGGGTAGTGCTCACTGTTGAAAGGGATTGCGTCAACGCGGTAACACCAGCTATAGCCTTCCACGCCATAAACGCGGTCACTACATCACCAACGCTGATGCCTATCCGGTCCAGCATTTCGACCACACTCGACAGCGCATCCCACAGATCCTGCGCAGTCTCAACCGCACCCTCGAACGCATCCTTGATGTCGTCCTTGTGGGCAACGATCCACGCGTTCAAGTCATTCAGCTTGTCGGTCACGTTGTTGATCGACTTCGCAAGCGCCCCGGGACCCTCAGTAGTGTCCAGCGGGTCACCGAACAAAGCCGAAATGAAGTTCGCACCAACACGACCCACAGCGGCGTTCATGTTCGACAAGGCACCGTCAACGGTGTCGGCCAGCTTCTTCGACATGCCACCGAACTGGCCCTCAATCGCCTGCACAAGCATGCCGAACGAAATCGTGCCGTCCTGCGACATCTTCTGAATCTCGGCGCTCGTCAGGCCGAACTCTTTCTGCAACGCCGCCTGAACATTGATGCCACGCTCATTGAGCTGCAACATCTCCTCGGCCTGCAGCTTGCCCTTGTTGAACACCTGGTTGAAGATGACGGCCAGGTCGCCGAACTTCTGCCCTGACGCCCCCGCCGCGTCCGCGATCGCCGTCAACGCCGCCTGCAACGGGCGGCCCTGCTTCACCCCACCAGCAAGGAACTGAGTAGCCGCTTTCGCCGCCTCGTCCAACGCAATCGGAGTGCCAACGACGACCTCGTTGATATCCGACATGATCGTCTTGACCTGCTCGGCGCTGTTCCCCATCGCGGAAAGACGGTGCGACGTCGCATCAAGAGACTTGTACCTGTCGAAACCCTTGAACAGGGCAACACCGGCTGCTCCGATGATGCCTGTCGCGGCCGCGGTGAACGCCGTGCCCAACGCGCGGCCAGCCAACGCGCCAGCCTTCGACGCAGCACCCTCATACCCCGACAGGGCAGACGAAAACCGTCCCGCCACAGGCAACGACGACGCCAAAGACGAACCAAACGACGACCCAAACCCCCGGCCCGCCGACACACCATGCGACGAAAAACCATCCACAATGCGAGAACCCGCAGCCTTCGTCGCACGATCAACCTCACGCGACAACTGCTCACCAGCATTACGCCCAGCGGCAGCCGCCTCCTTGGTGACGTTCTCGCCGATCGCGCGGCCAGCAGCCGAACCGCCACGCGCCCCAGCCGCCTCCATCTCACGCTCAATGTTCTTCGCCGCCACCGCAGCAGCACGCTCATCAAGACGAGAAATAATGTCCACATAGATCGGCATCAGACACTCACCTCCCGTCACCAGCCGAACAGATCGGCCTCAACCTCACGCTGCAACTCGTGCGCCTCAACCGACGCTCTCGCTTTCTCCAACCGATCAACCGGATCCTCAAAAGCGAACGGCTCATACGCCGCTTTACGGCTTCTCGATGCATGGAATGACGCCCTGAACCGGGCGATCTCGTTGTACGTTTCCGCCGCAATCAACTCCGACTCAGACCAGCGGCCCCCGCGAACAGCCCGCGCCACCGCGCCATTGACCGGCGCGAAATCCACATACAACTCCCGAACGCGTTCTTCAGCGTTGTCCACGAACCGCACCCCGAACAGGTCCAGCAACTCCAAACTGGACAACCTGCCCTGATGCCAATCGGCGACGCTCAGCCCGAAAAACCGCCGCAGATCACTCGCTATCTGTCTCGGGTACAGTCTCCAGAACCACTGAGCTTCCATCACTTTTCGAGTCGGACTCAGCTCGTTCCGCGATCGTGAAACCTTGCTCGGTCCACGCCCGCCACACATCCCGGGCACCAGCAGGACGACCGTTGATCTGCTTCGACCGCAACACCTCGTAGGAGTCCATGCCCAACACGACCTGAACGATCCGCACCTCACGCGGCGGCGACACACGCTTACCGTCCTTGAAATACGGCGGCCCCTTGACCGCGCCGGGACGGGTCTCCGCCGGCAGGACCATCTCGTTGCCGTCGCGGTCCTTCACGGTCTGCTCAGGGATATACAGGTCAGGCTCCCGGTCATAGGTTTCGATCTCTTCGAGGTACGCCTCGTACGCTTCCAGCGCATCATCGTCGAGCATCCGAAGGTTCGGGTGCGGGGGGATCGTCATGGTGCTGCCGTCATCGAAGCGCAGAACACGATCAGCGAACGGCGAATCGAACTCGGTGGCCTGTTCACGCGCGGCGGCACCATTGTTCTCGGGTTTCTTCACAGACATCAGGGGCTTCCTTCAAAAAGGGGTTGATACAGGGGCGGTGGGCTGGCTTTGTGTGGTGCCTGCCGGGTGGGTGCCAGCCCCAAACCAACCCACCCGGCAGGACGATTCACCGGCTAGCTGCCGTCCGAATACTGCGCAGCCCAGCCGGGGCCACCCATCCACACATAGAAGTAGCCGGGAACCAGAGCGATCGTCCCCGCCGGGTCGGGCCGCATGAAGTACTCATTCGGCAGAACCTTGTACGTCAGGTCAGCCGCGTCCGGGTCGGTCTTCGACCGCTGCTTCGACGCCTGGTCGTCCAGCTTCACCGCCGGGTAACCCTCAGCGCGGTAAATGAACCCGCCCGAGGTGCGGCGCGCGTACAGCAGCAGCAGCTGGTACTCCGCCGAATCCGCGTCCAGCAGCGGACCCTCACCGTAGTCAGGGGTACCCGGAAGAGCCACCAGCGGATTACCGGCGTTGTCGCACAACGGAAGTTCCGACTCCAGCCGGTGAATCAGCGGATCAGCAGTACCGAGCGCCACGAACCGCACCGAGTACGACTTTTCCGTCACCTCAGAATCGACCGGGAACTTCGACTGCAACACCATCAGATCGTCAGAGGTGACGTCCGGTTCACGTTCCGCGCCACCATCCTCGGGGTTGCAGCCGATGTGCCACCAGCCCTCATTCGGATCGGTGTTGTACTCGTACTTGCCGTTCACCTTCCGGCGGATGAACAGGTCGTCGCGAAGCTTCCCGTCCTGCGCAAACGGCGACCACTTCACCGTCACGCAATCATCCTCGAACGGCGACATGTCCGTCGCGGCACCGCGGTTGTCGCGGATGAAAACCGCCTGCAGGCCGCCACGCTCGATGAACGGCTTGTGAATGTCAGTGAATCCGCCGGCGCTCCAGTCGGTGCCGGTCAATGGCTGCGTCATAGGGACGCTCCTCTCATTTGGATAAGGGACCGGATTGCGAAAATTTCCGGCGAACAAAAAGGGACCCGGCACTATCCGCCAGGCCCCTTGTCAGGGCTGAAACCTTCAACTAGATGTACTGAACACCGATCTCGTAGCGGCCCACATGCCGCACCAAGTGGCCGTCGTCGTCATACTCGACAAGGACCGGTTTCATCAGCACACGCGCATAGTCGATACGCGCAACAACACCACCGCCGACCGGTATCTCCGTCAGCGGGTTAACGACGAGCTCCAGCATTCGTTGGTGCGTCAACTCGGCCTCATTCTCGGCGGCCTCATCAGACGCCGCGAACGTATGCACCGACACGACAGCCACATCGCTGCCTTCCTCGGGAACATCACGCCCATCGACACGACGCACCACACGGTGCGGCAACGGATCACCCGACAAACGGCGAGTGGAAACCTTCCCCAAAGGGGACAGCCACGCCACCAGTACACGGTGGATACTCGGCGCTGAATCAGTCGCCATACGCGTTGCCGCCGAACTGTTTAGCTGTCTTCTGGGCAGGCGCGTACTCGTCGTTGTGCGCCGACCCGAACTCCACGAGATGCGCTTGCGGATCAGTCGCGCCGACCTTCCCGCGACCCTTGTTCGTGGACCGTTCCGTCACCTGAACAGAATCACGGTAAGCGCCGGTGCCCACGGGAGAATTGTTCTTCCACGCGGCAACAACCTCGTCCATGAACTCGTTGACGCCCTCGTTCACCTCAGGCAACTTGTCGAAATCGTCCAGCCGCACACCGAACTTCGCTAAAGGGTTTTTCCTCGTTGGACCGTTAGCCACGATTCATCACACCTTCCGAAGTTCTGCCACCAAACCCGGCGCCCAACCGTGAAAACCCATGTTCCAGTCACGAACCGCAACCACATCGAACACATCTGACCCGTACCCCACACGGTCTTTCACCTTCACCGGTGAACCGGGCGGCAAGTACAGGTCAACATCGATCGTTTCGGTCTCCACAATCGAATACGTCCCCACCACCTGCACATGCGGGGCAAGTTGGATCACTGGAACAGACACCCCAGAACCGAACTGGGGAACCGTGTTACCCAAACCATCCGACGAGTCACCGACGTGCGGATAGTGCGTCACCGTGTACGCGGTTGGAAACGTCATAGCCGGTGAATCGTGATCGTAGGTGCAGGGTTGGCGAACCGTTTCGCATCTTCCAACTCGTCCCGGGTGAACACTGCCGTCCCGGACACCCACTCTGCGTTCCGCTGGGTGAACGGCCCTGCCGTCAGCGATACCGCCTGCGATGAAACCGAACCCGGCGTCACCGTAAGGTGACGTGCAGCGACCGCAGCCACGAACTCTGTTACAGAGTCGGGCACACCTCCGCCAACATATTCGACGATCACCACTGTGCCGGTAACGAGTGAACACCCATTTCGGGTGACATCCACATAGTTACCGTCTTGGTTGAAGTCGACTTCTTCTCCACCGGTAAGCGTGACTGCTTCGACTTCATCCACCACGCCAGGCAGCCACACGCGCCCATTGACGACCTGCGCCCGCGCCCGAGTGGCCCCGGTGGTGAACACCCGCCCGGTGACGCGCTGGAAGGTGTCACTGACACGGCCCAGCACGCCATCCACACGGGAAGACTGCTCCGGTGTGAGCGCTGCGGCGCTCGGCAATCCGAGCGCCGCAGCAACGTCATCGGCGGTAGCAAGCAACATCGCTGTGGCTAGCTGCCCGTCTTATTGAAGACGACCACACCAGTCGGGCGAACAACCTTGCCGCCGTACACGTGCAGAGCGCGGATACGGTCGGAGAAGCTGTCCTGGTCGCGCAGCGCCTCAACGGTGTCGATCTGCGACACATACGCAGCAGCCGACGGATGGAACGCGACGAACTGCTCATCGTCAGTGTCCCGCAGGTTGTTCGACTCCACGATCCGAGCACCCAGCAGGTTCCCGATGGTGCCCGCGCGCAGACCAGCAGCGTCGCCGGAGGTGTCCGCGCTGGTCAGCTTCGACCCGGATGAACGCAGCCAGAACGCCATCTCCGCGTTCACGACAACGACACGCCCCACGTTCGGGACGTTCGCCTTCGTCAGCTCCTTGAGCGCAGAAGCGATCAGGTCGAACGCATCATCAGCATCCGAGGGAGCAGAACCGGTAAGCGCGGTCCCGTTGTCCACCAGCATGTCAGCGATGAACTTGTCGGTGTCGGTGGCCAGGGCCGTGGCACCAGCACGGGTGTAGGCCTCCAGCGACCCGGCGACCTGAACACGGTCGATGTCATCGACGAGGAAGTCGATCGACTTTTCCTGATCGATGAGCAGATCGACACCGGTGTCGGAAATCGCGTCCGCCGAGGTCTGCCGGCCAGCGGCCTTGTAGTCCTTGACGGTAGGTGCCACCACGCCCGCGATATGCACCACGTTGCCCTTGCTTGCGGTGCCTTCGTACTCGCGGTTGACGAGGTTGGCGAAAACGGTCTGGGCGGTCCACTCCTCCAGGAGCATGTCCGACCAGAGTTCGGGAATGAAGTTGTTGAAAGCCATTTTTGGCTCCCTTCTGTGTTAGTGGAGTTCTCCACGTAGATAGCTGTCGAGGCGGCCCTCTTCGCGCGCTTTCTTCCGCTCGGCAGGCGGCAGCGCCGCGTACTCGGCGGGGGTGAGAGGCTTCGGGCCTTCAACCTTCTTGTCTGATGTGACTTCCGACGTCGGCACGGCCGACGACGCCAACTTTGCCTTCAGCGCTTCTTCGATCCGCTTGTTGACGAACTCATTCCACCGGTCGGCGGATTCGCGCATTTCTTCCTCGGTATCGCCATGAATGAACTCCGGGTCGACTTTCGTTTCGCGCGCCACATTGCTGCGGATGCGTTCACGCTCAGCCGTCTCGAACTTTCGTTCCAGTTCTTCGATCCGGGACAGCGGGTCGTCGCCGATCTTTTCCTGCGACTCCCGCCATTTCTTGGCGTCCGCGAAGTTTTCCTTGGCTTGCGCCTCGTTCTTGCGGGCCATTTTCTTCCAGAACTCGACCGTCTCAGTTGGTTTCGGAGCTTGCGTGGGCTCCTCAACCGTGGCGGTTGTGTCCTGGTCGACTGCCGGTTCCACTGGCTCCGTTACGGCGCTGTGTTCCGACGTTTCTGCTGTCACATCATCAGACATGAGGGTTTGTTTCCTTTGCGGATGGGTTTTCTATGTGCCATGCCCCGTTACGGGACATGTGTGCGTTATCCAGACCGCCGGGGTCAGCGCTGGATGCTTCTGGGGCCTGAGAACTTCTGGTCACGCCACGCGAGGACCGGCCCAACCTCGCCGTGCTCCCGGGTGACGATCAACTTCCGGTAGTCAACGGCGCGGCCGCCGCGGTCTGCGATATCCGCGAACGCCTTCACCTGGTCATGCGTCTCGTTGAGAAGTTCCGTGCTGATCGTGTCGAAGTCCATCCCCGGCGGGATCACGTCGATATCGCAATCGCATCCCGGATGGATTGGCATCAGCGAGTTCTTGCGGTACCGCATGGTTGATGCGATGACGCACAGCGCGCAGTTCTCGTTGCCGGTCAAGACGCGGCGGTAGAACTGGACGCCGCTGCGGGCGAACGACGCCCTAGCCTGGTGCGTCTTCGCTAGTTGCAGGTCGGTGCCCGCCAGGTTCTCGATACGACGCTGACCGGCACGGAGTGCCGCCGCGACGCTCTTACCTTCCGACAGTGCCGTACGTGCTGTGATCACAGGTCGCGCGTACACCGTCTCCGACGGCACACCGCGAATCTTGGAGACCTCGACGGCCTGCACCGGTGACTGCTGGGTGACTTCTGCGATGTACACCGAAGTCATGGCAGCCATCGACTCTTGGGCCGCTTGGACAACCGGTGCCACCGAAGATGTCAGCTCTTGCAGTCCACTGTCAGACAGTGTTACCGATGTCCACGCTGCGGACACATATTCGAGCAGTCTGCGCCTCAGTTCAGCGGTCGCAGCCGCATACTCAGCGTGATCCATCTTCCTGGGGACGCTGCACCGGATTGCCGGCGAACAGGGTTATCTGCTCACGCGCCCTATCAAGATCGTCCTGCTTGATCTGATCGGCGTTGTAGTTCAGGATGTTCCGCCGGATAGACGCCCACGACTCGCCGGCCGCCTTAGCCAGAGATGCTGCGGAATACTTCTCCCCCAGCGTCACACGGTCAGGCGACTCAAACGACACATCAACGGTGTCCTCAACCGATTCGCCCTCAATCTGCAACGCCTTAACCAAGATGGCCTCCAGGCCGATCTTCGCTATCGACAACCGATCCTCACACTTGAACAGGAAGCCCTTCTCAATGTTGTGCGCACCCTCAGCTGACTGGTTCGCGCTGTCCGGCATCAGCATCGGCAGCGGAGTCTTGGTCGCCGACGACAGCTGTCGAATATGCTCCTTGATCGCCGACAACATCGGAGTGAAGTCGTTCGCCTGGGACTCCCAGATATCAACCCCAGGTGGCAACTCCCACAACGCTCCCGGCGCGGCCTCAAAGATCGAGGCGTAGTCGATCGCGTTGCCGTTCTCATCGACCTTCGGCAACCCATGCTCCGTCGACTTCAACGCCCGCTGCCGGAAAGCCTGAATCGCCATCGTGGACAACAACTGAAGCTCAGCCCGGTTGATCCGGTTGATGATGTCAATGTGAGGCTCCACCTCGCCCATGCCATCAGGGTTCTGGTACACCACCACCGGCGGCGGCGAACCGGTCACTACAGCATCGCCAACCGGAACCCACGAGTCTGAGATTCGCGTCACCAGCCTGCGCCGGGACGATGACTGCACAAAGCACGGACGGGCGAACTTCTGCCACCCGTCACCCGACCACACAATCGCAAAATCCGACTCGGCATCGAGGTCCCGCCACCACCGCATAGCGGCCCTGATCCGCCACGGCTGCAGCGGGTCAACACTGACAACCATCGTCTCAGGAGAGTCAGCTGTGATCGTCGCCGTACCGTCATCACGACGCCAGCACGTCAAATACGACTCGCCGAAGTCCAGCCCATACTTGACCCACTGCTTACACACGGAATCCATGCGGTTATCCCGCCAAATGCGCCGTGCACGTAACGCCAAATCACTATCGGCGGAACCACCAACCGTGATGCCATTCGGGATGATCCGGTCAGCAACAGAGTCACGCACCATCAGACCCCAGTTGGTGCGCGCCTCACGCTGAAACGAACGCCACGCCGCAGACGTGTTCCTCGTCAACTCGGGCAGCGGAGCATCCCCATTGGAGTAACGCGCCAACAAACGCACCCGCGACATTCCGTCGTCGATACGCTTCGTCAATACCGGGAGCCATTCCGCTGGCGTTGAAGCAGTCAACAGCTGACCCCCTCTCTGTCTCTATGTCGACTAGTAGATCCGTCTAGGCGCAAACACTTTCGGGCGCGGACGCGCACCATCACGACGCGCATCAACACACGCCTCCCACGACAACATCCCCGCCATCGCAGCATCAAACTTGTCGGCCAAACGGCCATCCTGCTTCTGCATCACCCACAGCGGCTGGCCCGTATCGTCCACCAGCTTCAGCTCACGCCGCCCCGCATGACCCATATGCTCAACAAACTTCGGCCGCCACACATTGGCAGCCAGCGCCGCGTCACCAGTCGCCAATGCATCGGCATAACCCTGCGTCGCAGCAGCCACACGCCTCAAACTGCCGCCGCCGCCAACCGCCCACTCCACAACCCGATCCGGGAAACGACCCGCCCACGCGGCGATCGTCGAATCCCAGCCCCACGGATCGCAGTACATGCGCCACACCTCAAACCGCGACATCATGTCCACAACGAGCGCTGTCACCTCATGCTCAGGGACTTCCCACTCTTCGACGTTCTCGGGCCGCTCCCAACAGCCCAACAACATCTGGCGTCCCGTCGCAATCTCAGTGACCACGACAGCCGTCGCATCTCTCCACCGCGACCCGTCAAACCCAGCAGTGACGAACGCTCCATCCGGCACCGTCTCATCGCACTGCACTAGGCGCGTCATATCGAACGCCTGAGAGCCAGACTTACGCCACCGATTCAGATAGACCCGCTCCCAGTACGCGCGATCAATACCCGTGCGGTCGTAGTCCTTCGCGATCCGCTCAAACTGACCCGGACCCCACTCCCCAATAGGGCCAGTGGCATCCGCGACAGCAGCAACCCGCTTCTCCACCGTCGACAAATCATCATGCTCATCGCCAGCCCAACGGCGGAAAAAGAACAGCGACGGGTCCTGCCGCTCACCCCTGGCGATAGACTCCGCCTCAGCTAACACGTCCTCTTCAATGCTGCCCTGCCCCGGCTGCCCAGCAGTCGACGTGTACAACGTCCACGGGTCCTCCATCGGCCGCTTCGGCATGTTCTGCAACATCGTCTCGTGCGCATCACGATGCCTCGGCATAAACAACCGGTGCGGCTCATCGAAATGCTGAAACGTCGTCCGCGCGCCATCGCGAGACCCCGGAGCATTCGACACAGCAACAGCGAACCCATCCTCACCACCCGAAGGTGACAACCGGACGATCCGCTCCTTGCTGATATCAAACAGATCAGCATCGGGGCCGTTCTCCAGGATGTACTTCAGCACACCGAACGCCAGCTCCGACACCTGTTCCTCGGTGACCGCCATCATCGGAATCACCGGCGACCGCACCGGCCGCCCCACCGGATTGCCGGCAGCATCGAACCCGTCACACCGAACCGGCGCCTCTGGATGCAACTCCACACCGCAAATCCACGCCGCGAACTCGGTCTTGGCTACACCCTTCCTGAGTTCGACACCGGCCCGCTCGAACCGACGACGGCCAGCCAAACGGTGCCCACGCGGATACAGCTCATACAGGCGATACACCAGCGCGCGCTTCTCGTCATCGAGACGTGCAGGCTGACCCGACAGCGAGCCCGGGCCGAACACCATCCGATCCTCAATGAAGTCGCACACCTGCGGACCCAGCGTCGGGAACGCCAAATCCACGGCCGGCACCTGAAGTACAGCCATCTAAGCTGCCTCGGTCGAACCGCTACGTCACAAGCTTCAGGCGCGGATCGTCACCGGGATCAGGATGACTCACGGGCGCGGCCTCCGACTTCCGCCGCTTCGACCCCTTCGCCTTGGAATCCTCAGTGGCCTCAATCTGCCATTCCAACCGGCGGCGAGCCAACGGATTCGTCCCATAATCGGTATCGGCTTTCTCTAGCCGAACCTGAGCCTCCGCCCGCGCCTTCGCGGTATCCGCGGTCCAAAAATCGTTGTACAACATCGCCACACGAAACAGCCCGTTGATATCCGAATCGGTGTACTCCGGGGCCATCGGCGACGCCCAGATGTCATTCCACCAACGCACCGTCAACGGATGCCACACCACACCATCCGGCAACTCAGGAGCGACCACATCATGATCCGCAGACAACGTAGCCCGCGTCGACGACTTATTGCGCCGAGCGCGCACAGAAGGATCTTTAGGTAGGGGTGGCATGACATTCCTCCCATTTCGGGAATCAACAAGGTATCAGCAAAACCGCAGGTCAACCCCATTTCGGGGAAGCCGCGAAACCCCCGGGTTCCGTACAGACCAAAATCTGCA